TCAGTCCTCCTGCCATCTCCAGGATGGCCAATAATATCCCTGACCGAAGCGCGCGCCAGCATGAAGCGCGCAAGTACGGTCCCGTTCTGTTTCAATGCCTTCAATAAGCACATTCGCAGCGATTTTTGAACAAAGGGTGACCAGCTGTGTCAGCGCCTGCGTTTCACGTAAACGCCAGAAAGCGATCTTATCGATTTTTATTCCGCTTAATGGCAGGCGGCAGGATAAAAATGCTTGTCCTGACGCTTCATCAATATCATCCAGCCAGATCCGGTGTCCTCGCGCGGTCAACTGCTGAAGCGCACAACTCACCCTCAGACGCGCCGGGTCTGAGAGTGTAAAGAACGAGGCAGGCTCCACGAGTTCAATGTTCAGCGGTGGGCTGTTAAGTTGCAGTAAACGCTGGAACATTTCCGGTATGGTCAGAACGGTTATCGGCAAATTTATGAAAAGGTTGTCACAGGGGAAGGGTTTTTTTAACGCGGCGATCTGTGCTTCCAGCAGCATAAGCGCCCGGGCGGCGGACCAGTCCTGGAAAAAGCTTTCGTTTTGCTGATGCGGCGACAGCACACTGAGCACTTCGGCCCCCACCGTGCGCGAAGATGAGAGGGCGACAATGGGTTCAAGCTTAATGCCTGTAATATCGTGTGAGATGTGCTGCACGCACGAGGGAAAACCTGTCTGGTCTGGCGCTGTCACTCCGTCGTCCTGTTCACTTCCAGCCTCCAGGCGGCCGGGTTACCGCAGGACAGTGTGAAGGTGAAGTAAACAGGAAAACAGCAGGCGTTACTTAAAAGCGGCTAAGCCTTTTCGCAGCCCGTAAAAGAGGGATAAATGTTGAAAAAACAGCCGTATTTACAATCAGCTAGTCATTATCGCCAGAGAAGGCGGAAAAGGCATTGACTCACTACGCATTGACCGTATAATTCCAGGCGTTTCACCACCGCGAAGTACACTCTTCTCCGTGCGCCCTTAGCTCAGTTGGATAGAGCAACGGCCTTCTAAGCCGTAGGTCGTAGGTTCGAATCCTACAGGGCGTGCCATTTAAAAACAGGCACTTACGCCAGTTTCAAACCAGCCTGATTTTCTCCTTGTGTCGTAATTGTGTCATGGTTGCCAAAAATGGCATCAATTTTCCGTGCATGTTCGCTTAAATGGTTCGGTGCCAGGTGAGCGTATCGACGGACCATTTCGATTGACTCCCAGCCTCCCATTTCCTGAAGAACTGACAGCGGAACGCCGGACTGGATTAACCAGCTTGCCCAGGTATGGCGGAGGTCGTGAAAACGGAAATCCTCAATCCCCGCTTTTGCCAGGCCAATTCGCCAGGCGCTGTTATCATCCACACGCATTTTCCTGACCGCCGGAGTGACAGTTTTATCCGGGCGCGTTGATGGCTTCGTGTGAACGAATACCCACCTTGAACTTTTACCAATCTGATCCCTTAATACCCTGCATGCGGTATCATTCAGAGCCACGCCGATAGCCTTGCCCGCCTTCGCGTTCTCCGGATTTACCCATGCAACCTTTCTCTGCATATCGACCTGCTGCCACTCCAGATCAATTATGTTGGAGCGGCGCAGGCCGGTTGCCAGTGCAAATATCACCACCGGCTTTATCGACTCCGGCATGCAGGCAATTAACCGTTCTGCCTCGTCCCTGGTCAGCCAGCGGATGCGTTTGCTGATCGGCTTTTTGGTTTTTATAACCGGGGGCGTTTTAATCCAGCCCCAGTCATTAGCCGCAGCCTTGAACAGAGATCGCATGAACGAAAGGTGCTGGCTCTTTGTGGCGTGGCTTACCGGTTTCTCAACATACGGCGGCGGTTCTTTCCCCCGGCGTATAGCCGCGTCCCGGCGCGACTCCCACACCTGAATATGCTTGCGGTTGACCATCTTCGAAACTGCTTCGTTTACCTGGTCCGCCGTGATGGTCGAAATATCCCGGCCAGAGAAATGCCGCAGGAAATATTCGATTTTGGTCTTATCGTCATCGAGTGACCGCTTATGCTCCTTCTCGCGGATCCACCTGATGCAACATTCCTCAAACGTCCTCGTCGGTAGTTCCCCAATTTTATCAACCCGCCACGCTTCAGCCTTCAGCTTGTCGTGCAGCTCCTGCGCTTGTTTCTTGTCCCCCGTACCAAGAGATCGTCTAATTCTTTTCCCTGACGGCGTAACGAAATGACAGTGCCAGACGCCGCCTCTGAGGGTGATTGACATAAAATTTCTCCTTTATGTTCACCCGCGCTCGCAGGAACAGGATCGCGCGGGTCATGTAAATACGCAATACAGGCGACGTCGGTCGTTCGGTATTTGTTCCCGATCTTCTTCCCGGCCAACTGCCCCGAGTCGATAAGCCGGTAGACAGTTCTCGGTGAGGTGATCAGTAGTTCTGCCGCCTGTCTGGCTGTCAGTGTTTTTGCCTCAACCATGTATTTCCTCCAGGCAAAAAGAACCCGGCGCAGGGCCGGGCAAAAGGGATCACGAGGTGGCGCTTTCGCACCCAATAGCCAGCTCATAACTGGCTATCAGTTGCGTCATGCTTTGATGTGGAGGCGCGGCTCCCCGTCTTTCGGTTCCGGCCACTGGCGCGCCATATTCACCTTCAGCTTTTCTTCCAGCGCCGCGGTGATTTGCTCATCGGTGATACCGGCGCGCCGCTGTGCGTCCCATAGCAGGAACTGCAAATCAGCCCATTCGCTGAGGTCGCCAGGATCGGCAGCAGCTTCCAGCGCCTCTTTCGAAAGGTGCTTCAGTGGTCCAATGGGGCCGACGTTGCCGAAGGTTTGTTCTGACCATTCAGCGTGGCGCCGCCGGATCAGGTTTCTGGTGAACTGTGATTTCTTCGATTCGTAAGGTTTCACGCTCTCTCCTTATGCCGCACGCTGGGCGCGCAGCTTCTTCAGGTGTTATGCTGTTTCGATTTCTTCAGCGATCCGCTCGGCCTCTGCTTTGGTCAGCGGCTCGAAATCCTGATTAAAGCGTCCCATGCTGGCAATGCAGGTGCGGCCGTTGCGGATGTAGTGGATGACTTCGTGGGTAGCGCGGAGGATTTTGCAGGGCGCGCCGTGGGGATCGGCATGCCAGGTATTAGGCTGTATTATCCTGAACATTGGCTGACTCCTGCATCATGAGGAAGACAATCATTGCGGCACGAAGTGGGTTATCGTTAAAGCTATATGCATCGTTGGGATGAAAAGCCTCGGCCCCCCAACCGCCTCTTTTGTCCGCTTCGCTCATTGCGTAAATGCTGATTTTATTTGCGGTGATAATCGGCCATGCATCTGCCGGGTTATTGCACGGATCGAAGAATTCCCACTTTCCATCCCTGACAATTAGGACGCCTCTACCCGTCATTGAACCAATTAGTCTTGAAGCTATCTGAACCTTTCGATTAACTTCCTTATCACTCAACTTGCTGTAATCCATCAAATCCCCCTCTGCTTATTCCTCAATTCGATGACGCTCTGGCAATCCGCACAGGTCTGGCAGCCGGGAACGGCAGCGCGCCGCGGCTCGGGAATCGGTTCGTCGCATTCTTCACAACGCTCAGCTGATACGTCGTTACGGTTCACTCGGTGAGCGGAAAGGGCAGCGTTACGCTGAAGCTCTTCAATCTCTGCTGCTGTGTCGATGATATCGGCCATGGTCAATGCTCCCGGAACTGTCGGTTAATTCGGTTGAATGTGAACGCCAGCAATAAAAAAGGCAGCTTTAGCGACCTGGTTATTTGCGATGTCATGGCTGTATCCACCCCTTGCCTTTGACGTGCTGGATGACGCCAAGCTTCCTGAGTGACTGGAGTCGGCGATCAAGGATGCGGAAGACGTCCATCGGGTGCTTTCCTTCTGCTTCAGCAATGACGAGGCACTCCTGCCTGACGGAAGGGCTAAATAGTTCAGAAAACGAGGTAGGCTGAGCGCCGATAGCGCTTAACACTTCGCTATCCAGTTTCGCGTATTTGGTCACGATTCCACTCCGAAGCGGCGATTAAGCCGCCCTGTGTATACGACGAACTCCAGGAGGCTAACTCCCAGAGCTTCTATTTTCTTGTGATGCTTGTTGATGATGGGAGGCACCGTACCGTTCCAGTTTGGCTTTGACTTCTTGCGCATTGCCTGCTGGATTTCTTCGGTGCAGCGGCGGCAGGCTGCGCGGATGGCGTTTTCATTTGCTGGCGTCATGCGGCCTCCCGGCGGGCGAGAAGTTTCACCCCGAAAGCCATCAGCTCGTCCCGGTCCACAGTTGCGAAGTGGCAGTGTGTACGCGGGTACGGTCGCCAGATAATGAGCATGCTGCCTTTATTATTTCCGCTGACTGGCTTACCGGTGACCGGGTTGATAAATGCCAGCCGCCCGGCGGTGATGAGACGAACCTCGCTGGCGGTCTGGATAGCCTCTTTGAACCAGCCAACCGAAGTATCTGCCGGTACCAGCATGACCGTACCGATCTGATTGGCGCTCTCGGCAGCGGCCTTCTTCACGAATGGCGTGATGTCGCTGTACGGCGGGTTAAGCCAGACGTAGCCGGGAATGCTCAGGTAATCAGCCCAGGACGTTTCCAGCGTGTTCTGCTCGGCGGTGATGAACTTCCGGCACAGCGCGTTATGCGGAGCTGCTGCGGCATCAAGTTGGAAGCAGAACTCAGCATCAAGGGAAGCAAATAGGGCTGGTGGAGTGCGCCAGAGGTCGCGCTGTTCTGCTGGAGTGTTGCTGCCGGTGTAATCGGTCATATCAAACCTCGAATGCCAGTTGTGGTGTGAACCGATCGCGTTCTGCGTCGTAATTCAGTGAACTTGCAGAGTTAAAGGCTTCAATGCGTTCGACCAGCACCGCAGCGCGTGTTTCTTTGCTTGCCGGCGCGTAGGGCGAACCATTCCACACTTTGTCTATACCGATATTGCGAGCTACGTTTGTGCTGTCAGCTGACGAGAGCGGAACGTGGGAGAAGATATCTTTATTCAGCATGCGCAAGCCGTGAAGCTTCGTAATTGGATAGCCGTTTTTATCGACTACGTGGCGTATCAGGTCGCGCAGTTTCGCCCGGCACGCACTTGGTCGCTTGGCGTCATATTCACCCATGCTGCCGATACAAACGCGCGGGAACTCATGACACAAACGAATAAAGCGTTCGTCTGGCTCATTAAAGTGATACACCGGCGCGCCTACGACTTTTCCGTGAGGCCATTCAGCAATAAGCGCGTCATTCTCTTCGCTGGTGCCGCCTATAACGTCTGGGATAACAGCAAACCCGAAACGAGGATGGTTACCCCAGCGTTCAACGAAGCGATAATACTCGTTCCAGTCAACAACACGATTCTTTGTCCAGAAACTGAACGCGCCGTTATCCAGAGCGAATGACTGGGTTACTTCCGATGCCAGGTTAATCTGAGCTGGGTTGGCGAAGCTGATAAATGCATGACGGCCTTTCCATGCTTTCAGTGCGCATGTGTCCGGCGTAATAGGGCCGCCGTGAAAATGAATCATGCCGCCTCCTGCCTTTCCCGATATTCCTCAGCGAGCCGCTGCGCCTTTAATGGATTGCTGACCACTTCACCCCATGGCATTAGCCAGCCGTTACCAATGAAGGGAAGACATAGTGTGCCAACCCTGATTTCGTCGTGAGCGTGAGTCATAGGATGGACTCCATTTCGTCGATGTAGAGGCCCTGAGCAATCAGGCGGCTACGGCGGGCGGCACGTTCAATGCACTCCTGCCGTCTGCCTTCCTGCGATTGCTCTATGGCGCGCCGGGTGAATAGTCGTGATTTGCCCTGCGGCGTTACGACCTTTGGCTTCGTGACCAGGTCGAATATCCGGTCGCAGATCCCGTCCTCGTTGAGCCATTTTTCCGACTCAACGATCTGAGCTATCTGTCCGGATCCGCGGGTAATGCCGTTGGCGACCCGGTTAAACTCGATGAGCGTTACGCCAAACTTCTCAGCGATTTCGCTGCCGGTTACCGGGCGCCCTCGCGTCTGAATCATCCAGATAACGCGCTCACGGAGGCCGGAGAATTGCCCGGTTCGCCCGGGCCTGCGGTAGAAAGGTGTGCGTTTCATTCGAGCTCCAGAATGCGGCGCTTCGTGTCCGCAACAAGTTCGAGAAAGTCTTTTCTGCGCGCGCGAAGCCGGACTATTTCTGATTCACATTCAGCAGCTGTAAGGCGATAGACGATGAGCTGCTTACCGTCCGGGAAGTCTGAGCAGTAGCTGATGAAGTCCACCCAATCCCTGCCGGAGCAATCAAGGTGACCGACCAGTTGCCATCTGTATGCCGGATCGAAGGAGCCGCGGGTGAGGGTGGTGTAGTGAGTGGCGGCAATGACCGACTTAATCTCAACGAGCCCGTCCTGGCCAACGAGGCCGTCGGGGCTGTCTCCGTATGTTTCGTGATCAAAGAACCCGCCGTTATCCACGTCGACAAAGTTCATCTCTTCGTACAGCATGCGGGCAATTGGCTCCTGTTCGTGCCCGCGCTCCATGTGGTCGTTTGAGAAACCAAACTCAGACTTGCAACCCTTAATCTGCTCAAGAGCCAACTGAAGGGCATAACGCTTGGCTGGTTCGCCAAATGCCTTCCCATCGTTAGCCATGATCAGTCCGAAGTTTGAAGCGGTGGCCTTACCCAGGCGAAGAGCATCCCACTCTTCACCATTTTGCTCGACGTCATGCCATATCATGATGAACACTCCTGCTCAAGCTGGCGGCGATGCTCTGGAGAAATGTCCATTCTCGCCAGCACTGCATCAAGGTTGCCGTCGCGTTTGAAAGCTGCTTTAGCGTTATTCCATGCCTGCTTTTTTTCCGGCGAAAGCACCGGTTTCGTGACGCGCGCCGGGCTTAAGCGGAGACCTTCAACCGATTCCTTTCCGAACCGGACATTTTTATCGACGTAAACAGTGACCTTCACGCCAACCCAATCCTCAAGGAAAGGTGATCCGGTGATGCTTTTCAGCATCTTGCTGTTGGTGGCATTCAATATCATCGGCTTAAGCTTTTCGCCGGGGCGCAGCTCGCGCTCTTCAAAATAAGCGGTGTTAAAAACGTCTTTGGATTTTTTTGTTTTGTCGTTTTCTAACGTTGCCCGGGCGATCGTCAGCACGGTTGGCTCTACGATGTCGGCGCTGCTCAGGTATGGAGAGTCAAAAGCTTTGCGGTAGTGGGTTTTAGATTCAGACATTTCATGCATCCTTAAAACGGGCAGCCGGTACGGTGCTCCCAGTCGTATTCCGCCTGGGCGTAAGCAACTGCCGAAATGAAATCGTTGTAGGCCTCGCCAGCTTTATCGCTGCGAAGCCCTTCGTATGGGCTGGAGTCAATCGGGATCGTGAAGTGGAAGAGGCCGGACGGCTTTTTCGGCATCATGTCGATAATTTGCTGCGCCCGGTCGTCGATCCACTTCTCTTTCTCGTCGGTGAGCTGCTGCTCAGCCCAGCGCCGATCTTCGATGCGGTCGTAAGTGAGGTATGCGTTCATGGCTGAACTCCTGAAATTTGGATGTGCAGATCCCGCCCGCATTGAGCCAGGCCGATCGGTTGAATAGGGGGTTAGTGCTGCGCGATGGATTTCGCCGGGAACTCGCCGTTGCGGAGGATGCTTTCTACCGGCCAGCATTCAGCTGTTACTTTCTGCTCAGTAGCTGCCTGGCTGCATTCCTGCTGGCTGTCGTAAACGCCGAGAATGACGTCCTGATAATCACCGTTGGTCATTGCCACGGTCAGGACGAGCGCGAATAAAGTTTCCATCAGTGAAGAGTCCTCCCGATGGCGACGGCGTAAAGGCGCTTTGCTTCTTCCCACGCCGGAGCATTGCGATGGAGTACCGCGAACGACGCGAGCCGTTGGGCCTCTCTGATCTGCTGCTGGTTTACCATGATTTCCTCTTGGCCTTATCGCGGCGAACGGAACGGTTAATACAAGACTTCTGCGCTTGCAAAAAAATGTGAGGGCGGTGGATGGCCGCCGGTTGTCATAACTAAGCCGCCTCGGTGAAGCGACTGAGGTATGAAAAAAGCCGCTGGTTAGGCGGCTTTGATTGCTCGAATTGTTGTCCAGGTCACGGAGTGCTCAGCCGTCAGTTTGAAGTGGCGCTCGCACTCATGGCATTGATGCTCTTCTTGGCAGGCGTCGTATGATTCATCGGTGGAAATTTCAGCCTTACACCATGGGCAGCGAGCCTCATCTTCGTGCCAAAAATCCATCTCATCATATTCATCATCAGGAACGATCCGCGCCTCTGCTTCTGCAAGACGCTTTTTGTTAATTTGTTCCTGACAGTCATTGCAACGCCATCCGTCACTGCAACCCCAAACAGCACCAATTCCATCAATGCCTGGAGATTTAGCTGCACGCTCTCTATCTACACCGCAATCAACGCAGACATCATGCTTGTCACAGCGAACATAGGCCCATTTAATAGGTGAGCCATTGCAATGATCACAACCCTCAACCCAATGCCAAACCCCATCAATTTCCTTTGAGTACCAACTCCTTTCTGGTGGCGTGATTTCAAAGTCGCATTCCTGGATGCACTTTCCACCCTGGACAATCCGCTTTCCAAACATCTGAACTCTGCCGCTTCTGACACGTTCGATTCCTGAGAAGAGTCGAGGGTCGTTAATGACGCCCCGGATAATCTCCCCATCAATTCGTTTACACATACCCTTACCCTCTGTCGTTACCCGCTGATGCGGGAGAAATGCTTTGGTGCTGGCTCCCCACAATGAAGCAGGGAAGGCCGTCGTCGCCTTGGTGAGCCATTACCTCACCAACTAGCTGATAACCGTCTGCCAGCCCAAAGCACTCACCAAAAACCCCGACATCGCCGGGGCTTCCGAAAGCATTTGTGGTACCAATTATTTGTGAGCGATATAGCTTTGCCGTCGCATAGAAGCTCCTTTGTTGCGTGGGTTGATGAATCGAAATGCTTTGGTGATTGGATGGCCGGCGCTGATCTCCGGCATAAGGCGCTTATTCGGCGGCGTCGAGCTTGCTTATTCGCTTGAGCCATCCTTGTGAGTCAGCCACGTCCCACTGCGCATCAGCCTGCGCATTCATCCAATCCCAAAACATTCCAGTTACGCACCATTGCCGCTCTCCCTGAGCCCGCCGGGCGTCCGACGCATGGTTTACTGTCGCGCCGTTCGACTGACCGAATCTCCACTTCGCCGCTGGCTAACTTCGCTCAGCTGTCGATGTTTCGTTTCGATGGGTTAACAATACTAGCGGTATTAATATATAGCAATACCGCTAGTATTAATAAATCTTTGATTAATACTAAGAGTATGAATTTGATGTGATTTTATTTTTGTAAATACCAGTGCTACGCTTAAAAAAACAGCAGGAGGGATGTGCATGGTTCTGGATGAAGAGCGTATAAGCATGAAAATTCAGGCGATGGGGCGGGCGGTCATGGAATTGTCACTGGCTGATTTACCCATGACCCAGCAAAACATCATCGACAAGCTGGAGCAGTACCGGAAGGAAACAGGAAACGTGATAGGTAAGGGCGTGAGCAGGGATACAGCCGATATAGTGCCGAAGGGACAATAAAAAAAGCCCGCACGGGGCGGGCAGGTAGTGTTGCGATAGTTATTGTTATCAGCTTCAGGCTGGATAGTTATCGGCAGAATGGGTGATGGCTTTATGGGTGGGCAATAAAAACCCGGCGCGGTGGCCGGGTTGATTCAGGATGCCCACACCTCTGCATCAGGAAGTTTTCCACTGGTTTGCCAGTGTTTAATGACTTTAAAGGCTGCACGAGAAAAATAAACATTCTTCACGTCATTCGGCATTTTGCAGTAGTAGTCAATCTTACCGCTTTGTTCGTTTACGCTGAACTCTCCACTGCCATTTTCATTAAAAAACACATAGTTAGATGTCTTTCCATCAGAGGATTTTTTTTGAATTTGAACATAAAAGCCCATATCATTCCTCCTTAAGATTCCATACAAAACCGGCTTCGATCGTTCTCTTGTGAGCTTCATTATAGGTGAGTCCATCTTTTTTTTCTATATGAGACTCATATTCCTCGTGCGCGAAAAACTCTACGTCAGAACTGATATGTAGGTTGCAGGCTAGTCTATCCCAAGCATTTACTATTTCCGGGTCTGCGTCGAGCCTGCCATAACGTTTAGTATTGTCCTGATACACTATCTCATGATCATCGAAGAAAATATGATTTTTCACCCTTTCAACTATGTCTTCAGTCTTTGAGAGAGTGTTACAGATTTTATTAATATCTGTAGTGTCATTCCTTATGCGTTCGTACTCAATTTCAGACCGTTCAATTGCCTCTAAATAGCACTCTGGAGAGGTGTTGATCGTCATCGATATGTGATTAGACTCCTCGTCACTACCAAGAAGCGAGGCTATTTCATTAAATGCGTTTTCAATAGGGTTTATCATATCGCACCCTTACTCGATGAATTCTGAGCAATCTATTCTTTTAAAGTTGATTGTTTGAAAAGCGAAATATCCATTTATTGTGAAAATAAAATGTGGAATGTAAACACCAACGCTTGTCAGATATGTCATTGAGATCACGAGTTTGTTTTTTGCCTCATTGAGGCTGGAGTTGCTAAGGGAGTGGGCGCTGTTTAGTTCTAAAATCTTGTCTTTAAAATCATCAATATTCACTTCTGGCTTAACTTGGAAGGACGTAAATATGCTTATAACGTCAGACCTTAGATAGACCGATGCAACGGTTCCTTCATGATTGATGACGATCCTGTTTTCAAAACTCTCAGTTTTAAAGCCTGCGTTTGCAAAAATCTCTTCGAGACGCTTTATTGTAATATCAGCATTAGATAGAATCTGGTCGTTAGACATTCTACAGTCCTTTTGTAAATGTTAAATGGCTAAATTTTTATACAAAATAATTGCTTTGAGAGACGGAATCTTCGCGTTCTGATGATGCAGTTATCGCACACTCTCCAAACATCTAAACCAGCCGCATCTTCGTCTCTACTGCAACACCGATAATTCGACAGTTACCATTCACCGCTACCAATGGCCACTGTGGATTTAAACCCTTCAGGTACTTCTGCGCACCGTCGATCACTAACTTCTTAAATGTTGCCTCGTTCGAATCGGATAGCTTTGCTATTACTAGGCTGCCGTTGATCGCCTCGCGCCCAGTATCGAAGAGGACAAAGGTTCCTTCTGGGATGCTAAGACCCGCCGGTGCTGTCATTGAGTCACCATCTACCTGTAGCCAGAATGCCTCACCTTGAATGTGAGCATCTGATTCAAGCCAAAGGTCTATATCCTTTAGGGTGTACGGCTCAACCGCTTCACACCAGGCGCCCGCCTGAACTTTGCTAATCACCGGATATTTTGAGCCAGGTGAATAATGCCCTGCGAAAGAAGTATTTTCCGACGCCACCGAGCTCATATCAGAGATATCCTTCGCAAGTGACGGGCTGAAATCAGAGACACTAACCCCAAGAAGCCTGGCAAAGACCGATGCTACCGCTGTATTTAAGGCATTCCTTCCATTGAGGTAATGGCCGACGGCACCCTGAGAAATGTCCAGCGCGTCCGCAATGGATTGCTGAGTAATACCCAGTTCTTTTTTCTTCGCTTCGTAAAGGGCTTTTAAACGCTGTGAATCAGCCACTTGAGCGGGGGTGAGAATCTTTTTCTTTTCCATTATCAGATATTAATACCAAAGCTCATATTTTAAAAATACCGCAAGTATTGATTTGTGTAATACTTCTGGTATTGTTTGGTTATGCACTCAATGGAGCAACCACATGAAAATTTCTTTAGCTGAGTTTGTTGGCGAGGTAGGTCAGGCCAAAGCAGCTGATGCCATCGGCGTTCACCAAACGGCAATTAGTAAAGCGATCAGGGTTGGTCGTCAGATTTTTATCAACAAGCTTCCTACTGGCGAGGTGAAGGCGGTCGAATACCGCGATTTTCCTCATAGCAAGAAGCAGGAACATCAGGAATAGCACATGCAATCACTTACTTATCAACACAATACCGGATTACACCCGGGAGCGATGATAAACCGCGCTCAAGCTAAAGCGGCGCCAGACCACGAAAAGATCCGCGATGCGGTCCGGGCATGGTCGTCGGCGCTGGACAATCAGGACGTCGTTTCGGCGCTGATCATTAACGAATACCGGGAGCAGGGCGGTACCGCCATCAGCTTTCCGGAAGACATCAGCCGGGCGCGCCAGAAACTGTTTCGCTTCCTGGATAATCGCTTCGACTCCGAGCAGTACCGCGAGAACGTGCGCCAGCTGACGCCCGCAATCATGGCCGTGCTGCCTGTTGAGTATCGCACTCGCCTTATCGGTGCCGATTGCAAAATGTCTCGTCTGGCTGAAGCCGAGAAAGAACTCGCTGAGGCTAAACAGGCCGTGCTGCTGGACGCTCCAGAGCATCAGAAGCTGAAAGAGGTAAGCGAGGGTATAGCGTCGCTGTTCCGCCTCATGCCGGAGCAGGTAGGCCCTCTGATGACGATGGTTACGTCGATGCTGGGGGTTATGTGAGAACTACAAAAATGGCGAAAGCCGGTCTGCGCGAACAGAACCGACTTTCAGGTGCAAATGCAGATAACAAGTGCGAGGTCATTATGACAAATGCTAATCAAAAACGCCAGGCGCAGGAGGTTTAACTGTGTCGAACGTCGCTTACGCAAATTTCGCGGCGCACTCAGCCGCAAGGAGCAACAGGATGGAGAACCAGAAATCTGGTTACGTCCCGTTGTACCGGAGCATCAAGAAGAAGTCCTGGGCTAAGGATGTTTTCCTGCGCGCGCTGTGGGAGAACCTGCTCATTGACGCAGCCAGACAGCCATACACGGCATTCTTCAAGGGCAAGCAATGGCCTCTGCAACCCGGTCAACTGGTCGTCACTGCTGCGGATCTAGGCCTTCAGTTGTGTGACCGCCAGGGCAACCCGACAAGCCGCGACGCAGTGGAGAGAATGCTGTCTGTTTTCGTCCGCGAAGGGATGATTTCCATCGAAGGAGAGAAGCGAAAAGGCAGGGTGATCACCATCACGAACTACGTCGAATATGCTCAAAAAATGGACGATTTACCCGCACATAAAGCCGCACATACAGGCGCACATGATGAAGCCAGTAACGGCGCGGGTTCAGATGGGTATACCGCACATAAGGCCGCACAATTCCCCGAACATCATGAACAAGAAGGTAATAACAAGAATATAAATAACTTATCGTCCGAGAATTCTGACGAATCCTCTGACGCACGTCTCAAGAAATTTTTATCAGCTCATCCAGAAGCTGCGATTTACACACCATCCGGTGCTAAGTGGGGATCGGCTGAAGACCTCAAAACTGCCCAGTGGATTTCCACCAGGGTGAAGCTGATTAACCCAACCTGCAAAGCCCCGGACATGACCTCCTGGTCTAACACCGTTCGCCTGATGCGCCAGATAGACAACAGGTCGCACCAGGACATCTGCGCGCTGTACGACTGGGCAAGCAAACACCACTTCTGGCAGACCAACATCCTGAGCCCGGAAAGCCTGCGTAAGCAGTGGGACAAGCTGACGATGCAGCGCAGTGCTGGTGGTGTGCAGCGAGGCGGAAAGCCGGATCTGGACTTCAACAACACTGACTGGGCCTATGGGGTGATTCGATGAAATCTCTTGCAGAGCAGATGCGTAACCATGACCGCGAGCAGATGAGTCGCATGGCCCACAACCTGCCAGAGCAGTACCAGGAGCGCGCGCCGGTCGAGCAGGTGGCTCAGGTATTCAACGGGCTGTTCACCCAACTGCGTGCCGCGTTCCCGGCCAGCATGGCGAACTTCCGCACTCAGGACGACCTGAACGAATTCCGCCGTCAGTGGCTGCTGGCGTTTCAGGAGAACGGGATCCACTCGATGGCTCAGGTTGATGCCGGTATGCGCATTGCCCGCCGCCAGGAGCGTCCATTCCTGCCGTCGCCGGGCCAGTTTGTCGCCTGGTGCAAACAGAGCGGCGGGGCGCTGGGCATAACCGTTGACCAGGTGATCGCCGAATACTGGGACTGGCGTAACCGTTCGTTCGAATTCACCTCCAGCGAACAATTCCCCTGGTCGCAGCCGGTCATGTACCACATCTGCGTAGAACTGCGCCACCGCAGCACAGAGCGTCAGTTAACGCATGGGGAGCTGGCTCGCGAGGCGGGCGATCTGCTGGACATGTGGGAGAAGCGCGTCACTGAGGGTAAGCCAGTGCCGCCTGTACGCCGGGCAATTGCCGCACCTGCCGCCGAGCATGGTCCTACGCCGATCCAGCTGCTCCAGGCGAAGTACAACCGCAACAAGTCGAACGGGATGGTGTGAGATGGACAGCTTAAAACAACGCATCGTTGATTACGTGGGCGCTAACCAGCCTGTTAAGCGCGCTGACCTCATCGTGGTGATTGGCATCAGTGGCAAGGGGCTGGATCGGGAAATCGCTGCACTGCGCGGCCTGGGTCTGATTTTCAGCATGGCTGGCTTTGGTTACTTCACCAGTGAGGCTGACTATCAGGAATGGCGAAAAGGTGCTGGCGCTCTCCACCTGAAGAACCGGGCGATGAATGGCGCATTCAGCAGTGCAGCAGCACGAAGAGTGAGCGATGAGAGCTATCCGGCGCGGATCGCGTCTGTACTGAGTGATGGCAGCAAACTGGGAGCAATTCAAATTGCTGAGGCCATGGGTACCAGTTACCGGAGCATCTCCAGCGTTATCTCGGTGATGGTTAACTCTGGCGAGCTGAAGTTTGAAGGCCCGAAAGGCCACCGCGTTTATTCGCTGGCACAGGCAAAAAAGAAAACTGGCCGCCGTGCTGAGTCGGTGAACGTGATCTGCCAGGAGTGCCGCAACAGTCCGGCGATGAGAAGGATATTGATGGTTTGGGGGAGGGTAGGGGTATGAGCGAATGGAGTGATTATCGCTTGATGGTTAGGACCATGGCGAAGGGTAACGGTGTAACGCTCATCAGCATCGCCAGGCACTGCGGCGTATCGCACAGGAAGCTTAATCAAATTCTGCAAACCGGGCCATCCAAAGAGCAGGAAGAACTCATAGCCGAAGCTCTGGGGTGCGCAGGGTGTGACCTTGCGGAAATCCACAGGAAAATGGGCGAGTTATCAGACAAGTACGGGGGGGCAGGGGTATGAAAATTTACATCGCAGGACCAATGACGGGTTACGAAAACTACAACCGTCCGATGTTTAACGCAGTAGCACAGCAGATGTTATCAGGTGGTCATGTGGCATTAAATCCGGCCACGCTCCCGGATGGTTTATCTCAGCGTGAGTATATGGACATCTGCCTGGCGATGCTTCGCTGCGCAGACGCCATTCACATGCTGCATGGGTGGCAAGAGTCGGAAGGTGCCGTCGCTGAGCATGCCATGGCTAAAAAGCTGGGAATTAAAATTTCTTACCAATTTGAAGGAGCCGTCCAATGAGCAACATCGACAAACATGCATTGCGTGAAGCGGCAGAGAAGGCGACGCCTGGCAATTGGTGGATTAATAGTCATGGGCAGGCCATGGTGTCGTTTATCGACAACGACGTGCTGGAGGTATTTGCCACCGATAACAAGCGAGCTGCCGTTCGGCATGATGATACCTGCAATCTCTCACGATGGAGAAACGATAACGACGCCACGTTCATCGCAACGGCAGATCCCGCCACCGTGCTGGCGCTGCTGGATGAGTTGGAAGCCAAAGACGCTCAAATAGCAAATCTTACCGCCGAACGCGATGCTCTTCGTGAAGGCGCGATGGGTGACGCGAAGCACAGCAATACCCGTGCTGCGGCCGATATCTATTTCCAGTTAGTCGAGGAGTGCGAAATACCTGCTGGCGGATCACTGGTTGAGTATGTAAGCGAACTGCGTGAACGTGCCGCAGCCGATAAAGGAGCAGCATCATGATTACCCTTACCAAAGAATGGCTTTTAAAGACCATCGCGGAGCTTGAAGAAGAGCGCGATGCTGTGCCCGGCGTTGTAAACGAAGATGCGACTATGGCGCTGGCGGCGATGAAATTGGCGCTGGCATCGCTCGAAGCGGAGGCCGTTGCGTATGTCGACCCGTTCGCTTTCCATAACTTTATCGTCTATCGTGCTGGCGAAACTTATAACAAGCGCATGGGCAGAGAATGGATGTGGGCCAATCCAGACGCCGGGCTTATCCCTGTTTACACCGCCCCGCCAGCCACGCCAGCGCCGGTATCTGTGCCTGATGAAAATGGACTTCTTCCATGCCCATGCTGCGGAGGGCGTGCTGAGTTTGATTATGACGACGATAACCTCAACTGGATATCTTGCAACGTTTGTGGAATCTCGACCGACACCGCATATCACACAGACGTAGACGCAAGAGATCGGTTGCGTAATGTATGGAACCTCCGCACCGCCATGCTTCAGGGTTCCGATGGCAACTCTCAGGTGATTCCGGATGGCTGGAAACTGGTTCCGATTGATTTGACCGGAGCAATGACCAACGCAATGACAGATGCGATTCTTGATGACCTGCATAACGTCGATGTATGGCGCAGTGTACTCGCAGCAGCACCGCAGCAGGAGGCTAAAAATGTCTAATTTGAAGCCAGGCAATGTTTATATTGAAATTTCTCATAATCAGGCTGGAGGCCTTTCACTCTGCGTAGGCAATGACGATGGTGGATATCGAATCTCCGGCGCCAAGGTTGGCGGATGCGAAACTCTGAAGTGCTTTGAGGTTAATGCCGAGGAGCTAATCGCGCAGATTCGTGAGCACGCGAAAAAGGCAGCCGCAGAGCCTGAGTATATCGACGAAATCGCTATTCAGGCAGGAATTGACCCAGCCGTTGCTGATGCTTACATGCAGGGATATCACGACGCTGAAGCGCGGAGAGCTGAGCAGCAGGATGCAAACTGATGTGATATAAAACCCCTTCATGGTGGAGGGGTTGTTTATGTCAGAATATGAGAAGCTGTCAAAAGACCTGTATCGGGAAGCGTGCCGAATTGTTGGCGAGTGCTGCTTGATGCTTGCCAGCAATGATGCGGAAACAAACAGAGGCCAGTTAGTTCACGAGTTAAAACGGCTTCACTGGGAAATCATGAAGAGCACGGATGAATCAAATCTGCCGATTTTGCTGGCCATAGAAAGGCTTGCTACCAGCGAGGACTGGAAGAAGCCATACCTTGGATGATGCCTAACCCATTCGACGCAGAAAGGCTGTAAGAAAAAATAGCAAACTATTTTAACTCATTGATATATACACATGTTTTACAATTTAACTGCTTCTTTTCCTCTTTCTTGGTGGTACATTCATTTGGCGATGTAAAACCAACAGGAGGCGTTATGAGTATCGATCAACTTTGCATGAAACAAGAGTGTTGGGCATTGGAGATGCTTGGTAGGGTTGGCGCTTTAACACAGTGCCCTCATCATGAGAGCACTTATGTTGATGAGGGCATAGAAGAGTCCGACATCTACAAATACGCTGCTGGAGCTTATAAAAAAAGCAATGGTGGTCATCCATTTGAAAATTTTAAAGAGATGACTGATGCCGTTAAAGCCGCATACGAAGAGCACGGTGGAAATGATGTTTGCCCGCTGTGCTTTAAACGCGTGGACGACTAACTCATTGGCCTCTCCGGAGGCCTTTCTCTTACGTTGATTTTGTTGAATCAACCGTCCATAATCATGTCATCGGAGCCTGAACAACTCCGGTGACTTCTGCGCATTTAAGGGGACTTAAATGCGACCACAATCTGAACTCCTCACCTTGTCACAGATGCAGAAATGCACCTGCGATTTTCTGCATTCTGCGTTACCTCTCGGAGGTGGCGCATGAAACAGCACTACTGCATCGTTAACGACACCGTTAAAGACAACCTCATCGCATACATTCGCACCCTGCCAGTAAACCCACGCGCGCCGATCGTTGTTGAGGCCCGGGAAGAGACACGCACCGACAAGCAGAACCGCCTGATGTGGCCGCTGCTGAAAGACCTGTCTGCTCAGGTTGTCTGGCACGGCGAAAAGCTGACCCGCGAGGAATGGAAGGACCTTATCACCGTTCTGGTGAATCAGACTCAGGACCAGGAACAGAAATCAGCCCCGGGCATCAACGGTGGCCGCGTATATTTCGGCGTCCGCACATCCAAATCCAGCAAGCGCTACATGGTCGACGTCATCGAGGCGATTTACTGGTTCGGAACCGACCGCGGCGTGAAGTTCTCCGAGGCATCCAGTAAGCGCATCGCCTGGGCGAAAGAGTGGAGGGCTTCCCGTGGGTAATCCTCTCGCACGCGTCATCACAAATCATATCTTCAACGTTCCGGCGCGCCGCAAGCGTAAGCCCGCGATTAAGCCGTCCGATATCCCGACACTGAAGGGCTACACCGCCCGCCTGGTTGATCAGAAATGGCTGCGTCTCGCGGCGAGGAGAGCGCATGGCTAAGTTACCGCGCCGCAAGTGCGCCCATAAAGCCTGTCGCCAGTGGTTCCACCCGGTACGCGACGGGCAGGTAGTTTGCTCATTCGAGTGCGCCAGCGCGATCGGCAAAGAACAGACCGCAAAAGCCCGTGAAGCCGCTAAGCAGAAGGCGGCGCAGCGCCAGCGCACCGAAGAGAAGGCAGGACGCCAGCGTCGCAAGGCCAAGCGCGAGTCATTCAAGACTAAAGCTCAGTGGGATAAAGAGGCCCAATCGGCCTTCAACCGCTACATACGGATCCGGGACGAGGGAAAAGAATGCGTCAGCTGCGGCAATCCACTCATCGGCAAGAGCAATTACCTGACAGGCAGCGCCATTGACGCCAGCCATTACCGTTCGCGCGGCGCTGCATCGCATCTCAAATTCAACGTGTTTAACGTCCACTCCGCTTGCACCCGCTGCAACCGGCAGTTGAGCGGCAATGCTGTCGAGTACCGGATCCGTCTGATTGAGCGTATCGGACAGGAACGTGTCGAGCGCCTTGAATCTGATAACGATCCGCGCCGCTTCGATATCCCATACCTTCAGCGCATCAAATCCATTTTCACACGCAAAGCCCGCGCGCTGGAAAAACGCCGGGCACGCCGACAGGAGGCCGCATGAACCACGCCGATTTCCTGCGGTACCAGGCAGAAAGCGTTAAGCGCGCCTGCATGCCACCAGTAGCAAAGCACAGCCAGACTAAAACCAACCAGCCACATAAGGAAGCCGCATGAACAGTCAGCAACTGGAATACGTACGTCAGCAGCTCATTGTGGCGACCGCAGATCTGAGCGGGGCGACGAAAGGGCAGCTGGTAGCCTTCGCCGAAAACGCACAATTCACTGTGACGGCGCGCAGCCGGGGGCGGAAGAAAATAACCGACCCGGTCACCGGCCGGAAGGTTAACCCCGACGGCCCGGCGATGAGTGGCAGCCAGTCCCGCGCCAAAGGCTCATCCATCGCGCTGGTTGGGCCGGTGGAGTTCGTGACCGCATCCTGGCGCCGCGCCGTGCTGTCTCTGGAAGACCATCAGAAAGCGTGGCTGCTTTGGAACTACAGCGAGAACATCCGGTTCGAGTACCAGGTGGCGATAACCCAGTGGGCGTGGGCCGAGTTTCGGGAGCAGCTCGGAACTAAGAAGGTTGCCGGAAAGACACTGGAGCGGCTGAAGAAGCTAATTTGGCTGGCGGCGCAGGACGTTAAGGCTGAGTTGGCTGGCCGTGAGGCGTACGAATACCAGGCGCTGGCAGAATTGCTGGGTGTGGCTAAATCCACCTGGACAGAAACCTATCTGCCTCACTGGTTGGCTATGCGTAACAGCTTTAAGCGGCTCGATAGCGGTGCGCTTATATCCGTAACGCGATCACGTTCACAACAAAAGGCGACAAATTCGCACGCAACTCTTGCAAAACCGAACTGAAACGCATATATTTCATGTAAATCTGATATCGTCGCCATAGCTTTGATTGTCGACAAAGAATTAAGAGCCTCGCCATCGTGCGGGGCTTTGTTTTTTGTGCTTTATGTAAACCAAGTAGTCTTTAAAAGTTAAAAATCATTTTTAACTTATGTAAAATGTGGCCTCCAGTTAAAACAGAGAGGCCTCATCATGAAGAACTTCCAGCTTTACGTTGGCGGCACTAACAACATCACCTATCGTTACGAAATCAGAAAGGTGGATGATGCTTTTAGTGTTCGAATATTTAACGTCATAAACAAAGTGCACAAAGAGGTTGGTAGCAAGTCACTTCGTTTTGTGTCAGCTCATGATGTCATTGATGAGTGCACATCGCATTACAGGCGACACGCTGAAGGCTTCAAAGGCTTTATACGTGGGCTCATGATGCGGTGAAGGTGAAAACCAACAAACAGGTCGCTCAGGCGGCCTTTTTTGTATCTGCACAACAGGAAAGAGCATTGGCGTGAAGGGCTCATAACCCAACCCACGCAGCAGCATGGAGCGCCAACGAAATGCTCAGTGCTCTGTCCGTTGTGGTGTAACTTAATTCCCGCTTGCGGGTTAGATGGGTAGAGTAATGCATCAACTGGCATAGCCAGCAGGGCAGGCATGATGCTAATGCTGAACCTGAGTATCGGTTCGAGTCCGATCGCCACACACTAAACCCAGCCAGGGTATTTACGGCCATAGAGCCGACATTGCCTTACCCTCACATTGCCAGCCTGTCGCTGGTTTTTTTATTTTCAGGCTCCGGGAACCATCATCGACACGCCTACTTGTTAAATCGTCCCGAGGGCCTGAACCAACTACACACGGAATAAATATGTCTGAGACCTTCACTATCGTAGGCGTTGGTCTTACATCGTCATCAGTCGGTGTAACCTTTGCCACGCTGTTTCCGGAGGCGACTCCAGCAGTGATGCTCGGATCACTCGCCGGAACGGCGCTATACGTTCTGACCTCAGATCCCCATCAACTCTGGAAGCAGGCTATCTTTGCGCTGATATCGTTTATCAGTGGCGTGTTCTTCTCCGTACCCATGGCGAAAATCATGGCCGGAATCATCAACACGCCGTTAAGCCTGATGAAGCCACCGGCCAGCATTGAGGTATCGCCAGCTGTCGGTGCAATTGTCACTGCTTCCATTTCCGTGGCAGTCCTGCTGCGTATTCTCCGCAAATCCAAAAGCGGGAAGATGCCGGGGCTGGGGGAGGAAGATAAATGACATGGCAGCTTCTTCTGATGGATGCAAACGCCATAGTTTGCCTTTTAATCATGGTCAGGCTGATGTTTTTCCGGAAAGAGGGAAAGCGTCATCGCCTGAGTGTCGCGGTACTGGCCTACCTGGTCATACTTGCCGCCGGATTCAACGCCTTCAACATTCTGCTCGGCCATTACGTACAGGTTAACCTCGGCGATTTGCTGCTTAACTCCGTCATCTGCATGGCGGTGTGGCTGGCACGCGGGAACCTGGCGAAGGTCGTCATTACGGAATAGCCATGACCAAAGACGATATCTTTAATACCATCCTCGGCAAAGAGGGCGGTTATGTTGATCACCCGAATGATAAGGGCGGACCAACGAACTGGGGAATTACTCAGGCAACTGCCCGCGCGCATGGTTATACCGGTGATATGCGAAACCTTACACGTGAGCAGGCTCTGGCGATCCTTGAGTCTGATTACTGGTATGGCCCGCGCTTTGACCAGGTGGCAGAAGTATCCCCTTCCATTGCCGCCGAACTTTGCGATACCGGTGTGAACATGGGGCCATCGGTGCAGGTTAAATGGTTCCAGCGCTGGTTGAACGTTTTCAATAACCAGCAGCAGTTCTATCCGGATCTGATCGCCGACGGGCAGATCGGCCCACGTAGCATCAGCGCGCTGAAGTCCTTCCTGGCGAAACGAGGCGGCGAAGGAGAAATCGTATTGCTTCGTGCACTGAACTGTAGCCAGGGCCAGCGGTATCTTGAGCTGGCAGAACAGCGGCCGGCTAACGAATCATTCGTTTATGGCTGGATGCGCGAGCGGGTGAACCTATGACGACGCTCAAATCAGTACTGGCGGCAATCGGAGTTGCGATCCTGATGGTGCTTGGTGCGTTTGGTGTGGGCCGTTTTCGCGGGCGTGAAGAGGCTGAAGAAAGAGCCGATCAGCAGCGCACAGAAGAAAAGGCCTCGGCCATTGAGTCAGCAGCCGAACGCCGGGTAGAAGCAACGAAAGAGGCCAGCAATGTACAGCAGAATGTTAACCGCATGCCTGATGACGATGTTGATCGCGAGCTGCGTGACACGTGGAAGCGTCCCGGTGGTGGTTGACACAGCCTGTGACTGGGTAAAGCCAATCTACCTTACTGATCACGACATTGATGTTCTTGACCGCCAGACGAAACGCGACATCCTGGCGCATAACAAAGCGTGGCAGGCGAACTGCCAGAAAACAAAAGAATCGGGTGCAAAGTGATGAAAACCAACCAGTGCAGTGAAGGTTTCGACAACCCATCCAAGTTCCGCGAGGAATGGGATAAGCAGACCCAGGGGAAATAGCGCAATGGGGACTTTAATCAAAGGCTGGAAGGTGATGCTTCTGACCAAGGATGGGTATGATTCTGGAAAGGCACCTGAGGAAGTCGGCTGGCAAAGCACCAATGAGCCAGACATTCGTGATGGGGTGCTGATTATTAAAAATGGCCTTGATACCCATGGCGTACCGCTCAACATCATTCACGGATTCAGCATCGAAGCTGTAAAGGCTGAATGACATTGCAGAAGCTCTTCATTGAGGGGCTTCGATAATGATCTGTGTAACCCCGCAAGGATGGTGATCACATCTTGCTGACGGGTAAGCCGTAAGTGGCTAAGCACTTCTGAGAAGCAGGGCAACAGCTGCGACAAGGCAAAGAGGTAATCATGTCCGACATCTACCAAATCACTATCACCACCCAAACAGGCGAAACCTTCACGGGCAAGATGTCACGACGTCAGCCAGAGCTGGTTAACGGCTTTGTGCCGCTGGCGACGGAGACGGGACAGTGGCTTTACTTCGCTCCGGCCGATGTGAAGCGCGTGGAGTTCACGCCGGTACCGACAGAGGAAGACACCAATGGCGATGAGCAGACTGTCAGTTGAAATCAAAAGCAGGTGGTGGCTTCCCGTTTACATCAAGACGCTGACACTGCTCTGCTTGATGATGCGTTGCGAGCCTGATTACCAAAAGGTGGGTAACTTCATCGTTAAGTATGGCATTAGCCAGAAGCTGAAGTATGAGCCTGTAAAGAAATAACGGAGTAACCAATGAGCAAACCAGATTGGGAGGCCATTGAATCGGCTTACCGGGCTGGTTCATTGTCAGTAAGGGCCATCGGCGAAAAGCATGGCGTTAACCACGCCACCATCCTGAAGAGAGCGAACAAAGAAGGATGGCAGCGCGACCTGACAGAAAAGGTCAGGGCGGCAACAAAGGCCAAGGTAACCAAGTCGGTAACCAAAGACGGTAACCAGTCACCAGTGGTTACTGATGAGCAGATTATTGACCAGGCATCCGATGAGGCGGCCGCTGTAGTCATGGCTCATCGAGAAAGTTTGGCAGCATGGCGCGGCATCACCAATAAGCTCCGCGACTTCCTCGAAGATGCAGATATCACGGAAGAAAATCACGCCTCAATGTCTCGTTCGATCACTGCCGGTGTTGATGCTCAAATAAAAGTGATAAACGCTGAGCGCAAGGCGTATAACCTCGACACCGAGGAAGGCAATAAGACAGTTGATGACCTGTCTAACCTGATGGATTCATTGTCTCAGGGGGCGTAATGAAACCTGAGCACCTAAAACTGCTGTCCGATAAAGACTGGCGGCTGAATAATCTCTACTGGATCACCGACAAAGAGGGTAAGCCAACGCGCTTCAGGATGACACCTGAACAGCGGGAATACTTCGAGGGGATCCACACCCGCAACATCATCCTGAAAGCACGTCAGCTCGGTTTCACAACTGAGGTGTGCATTATCCAGTTGGACGCGGCCCTGTTCGAATCGGCGAAGTGCGCGCTGATTGCCCACACGCTGAATGACGCAAAGCGCCTGTTTCGCGAAAAGGTGAAGTACGCATACGATAAGCTGCCTGCAGAGATAAAGGCGGCCAACCCGGCCAGCAATGACTCTTCCGGCGAGCTCGTCTTCAAGAAGGGCGGCTCACTATACGTCAGCACTTCATTTCGTGGCGGTACGCTGCGTTACCTGCACGTTTCCGAGTTCGGGAAGATATGCGCCAAGTATCCTGACAAAGCCCGTGAGATCGTCACTGGTGCGTTTGAGGCGGTATCGACAGGATGCTTCGCTACTATCGAGAGCACGGCAGAGGGCCGGGCGGGTTACTTCTTCGATTACTGCCAGACGGCAGAGAAAGCGTTGCTGCAGGGAAAGCCCTTATCCGCGCTGGACTGGAAGTTTTTCTTCTTCTCCTGGTGGAAGAATCCGCAGTACGCAATCGACCCGGTCGAAGCACTGCCGGTGCGCCTGCTGGAATACTTCGCTGAGATGGAAGCGAAGCACGGCGTAGTCATCAATGAACGCCAGAAAGCCTGGTACTACGCCAAAGAGAAAACGCTCGGCGACGACATGAAGCGCGAATACCCGACCATTCCGGCCGAGGCGTTCCAGCAGTCTGTCGAGGGCGCGTATTACGCCAAACAGTTCCGCTGGCTCTATACCAACAAGCGGATCGGCCAAATTCCGGATAACTCACACCTGCCAGTTCATACATTCTGGGATATCGGTGTGGGCGACTCCACGGCTATCTGGTTCGTTCGTGAGGTTGGCGAAGAGTTCCACATCATCGACTACTACGAAAACTCCGGCGAGGGGCTGAGGCACTACATGAAGGTGTTGAAAGACCGCGGCTATGAGTACGGCGAACACTGGGGGCCGCACGATATCGAGAACCGAGAGTTTGCCGCTGATGCTAAGTCACGCAAAGAACTGGCGCGCGAGGGTTACGAGATTGACGGTCAGATGTACTCACTGAATTTCAAAGTGGTGCCGAAAGCTGGCATCGATACCGGCATTGAGTCGGCGCGTGAAATCCTTCCGAAATGCGTATTCGATGAGGATAAATGCTCAGAAGGTATCTCTCACCTTGAGGGCTACCGGAAGGAATGGGACGACAAGCGCGGATGCTGGAAAGACAAACCTCTCCATGACGCCACCTCACATGGTGCTGACAGCTTCCGTTACTTCGCAGTGACGAAGAACAACCGTAAGCAGGTCGGCACAGTATTCTTCTAAGGAGCATCGCCAGTGAGCGAACAAGATAACGGCCTGAAGATGGCTGTGAACAACCTCGCCACTGAAATGCGGCGAGCGAATTATCTGAATGCCATCGGTATCGGTGGCGGCAACACGAAGCGACCGACGCTTTACCAGGAATTTGGCTACCCGCGCACGATCACCTTCAACGACTTCTACAACATGTACCGCCGCAACGCCGCTGGCTTCGCTGTGGTGCATCGGCTGCTGGAAGGTTGCTGGCAGGACTATCCGGTCATAGTTGACGGTGATGAAGCGCAGGAGGCGAAGAAAACAAACTCCTGGGAAAAGAACGTCACCAAGTTCATGAAGAAATGGTGGCCAAAGGTGAAGGATGCCGACCGCCGCAATATGGTCGGGCGTTACTCCGCACTGCTGCTGCAGGTCAAAGACAATCGGAAATGGGATCAGGAAGTCGACACGGCTTTAGTAAAACGACTCGGCGAGTCAGCGTTGGTAAAACTTATCCCGGTATGGGAGCCGCAGTTAACTGTCGCCGAATGGGATAACGACCGTCAGTCAGAAACTTTCGGGCAGCCGAAGATGTTCAACTTCAACGAGCAGCCGGTTGGTGATGAGCCTTTTGTCGGGCCGATGCGCGGAGAACCGGTACACCCGAGCCGCGTTATCCTGTTCTGCGAAGGATCTGAAGACGACAATGTCCTGTCCGGCATCCCGCTGCTGGAGGCTGGTTTCAACAAAGGCCTAGATATCGAGAAGATTTCCGGCGGTGGCGCTGAGGGCTTTCTGAAGAACGCCAGTCGCCAGATTGCCGTCGAGTTCAGTAAAGAAACCGACATGGCCACGTTGGCTGACCAGGCCAAAAAGGCTGGCTATGCCGATCTCGGTGAAGCGATGGGAGACAAGGTCAACAAGCTGAACCGCGGCACCGACGCGGCTGCAGTTATGCAGGCCGGGCAGATGCACGTTCTGAGCGTTACCCCTGGCGACCCGGGTCCGACCTGGGAAGTCACCGCGAACGAACTGGCAGCCTCCGTGCAGATCCCGTTCACCATTCTTTTCGGTCAGCAGACCGGGCGACTGGCGAGCGACGAGGACAAAACTGACTGGGCTATCCGCCGAAATACTCGGCGCAATGGTTTCCTGACAGACCGCATCACCGCGTTGCTGGAGCGTTTCTGGACGCTTGGGATTATCGACCCGCCGACCAAAGGCGAGGTCACCATCTCATGGAGCGACCTGCTGGCGCCAGGCGAGAAAGAGAAGATCGAGAACGCTTCGAAACTTGCCGACATTGTGCAGAAAACCACTGGCTTCTATGGCGGTGAGCCGCCGATTACAGCCAATGAGCTGCGCGAAGTTGTTGGGCTTGACCCGCTGCCGGAGCCAAAAGAACCGCCGAAACCGGACGAGAAGGTGACTACCGATGATCCACTGGCCGATGACACCAGAACAGACGGCAAAGGTGGGCCTGCCGATAGTTCCGCGCAGCAAGGTTGACCCAACCCGATCGGCAAAGCAGGTAACCGCGATGTTCCGGGATATCGAGGAGCGATACCTCGGCATCAAGCGAGCGCTGAAAGCTCTGTTTGACCAGCGCCTGACCGGGCGAGAGCGAGAGATTAACAGTCACAACTGGCATTTCCTGTGCCACGACCACGGCGAGGATATGCGGCTCTACCAGGTCAACGCCGGTAAGTTCATCTACGACATGTCGGCGAAGGAGTTGGCGGACCTGCTTGAGGCGGTGCAGGGCATTCTCGACGAATACCTGCTGGATGGTGGCGAGCAAAACCTGTGGGCGATGGATTACGTCGTCGCTGAGGCGCAGCGCGGCACGCTGGAGGCATTCAACAACCTCTCGCAGCAGTCGCAGGTGTACGCTAGCCAGACGACGCTACAGCAGCTTTTAAGCAGTCCAGGCTATCTGAACCAGATATCGGCGGCCAGGCTGACAACGTTCAGTGACTGGAAGGTCATCAGCGATACAGCCCGCGGCGATCTGACCAATATCATCACCGACGCGGTAGCGCGCGGGTTGAATCCTCGCGAGACAGCCAGCGTCGTCAGCAAGCGCCTCGATGTGTCGATGTCGAAGGCCAAGACCATCGCTCAGACTGAGCAGGTCGGCGCGCTGCGGCAGGCGCAATGGAACGAAACGGACTGGGCTGCCGACAGGCTGGGGATGAATACCGGTCTGCTGTGGCTGTCTGCGCTAAAACCAACGACGCGCACCTGGCACGCCAGCCGTCACGGCAAAGTCTACACCACGGAAGAGGTGCGTGACTTCTACGCCGAGAACGGCAACCGGTACAACTGCTACTGCAGCCAAATTCCGGCCCTGCTCAACGACGACGGCAGCATCTTCAATGAGGGTCTGGCGGATAAGCTGACTAAAGAACGTAAACAATGGGTTTCTTCTGCCGATAACAAATCCTGAAATTAAAAAGGAGGAGTTATGGAAACGTGGTTTATCTCGTATAAATATTTTCGTGAAAATGGAGCTATAGGTGAGGGTGACTGGTTTTATGATGCGCCATCAGCACTTAAGCCGGAAGATATTGCTAAGCAGTTTAAGGTTATGGTTGGTGCACTTAAAAAAGTGAGTGCTGATTCCATCATCCTGCTGGCTTTCAATAAAGTTTAAATTCAGTAATGTTATAGATGTCAATTTTATTGCGGTGTAACTCAATCGGTAGAGTAACGCATCAATGCGGCCATGCCATTGCTGGTCGTACTCGGTTCGGCATGATGTTGACGCCTGACGAGAGTGCTGGTTCGAGTCCAGCAGCCGCAACTTAAAACAAGACCCAGCCGTAGTGCTGGGTTTTTTATTGCCTGAAATCCACCATTGAGGACCCAGCATGAAACGCAACCGCGTTAACGTGCTGACCGTCGTCAACTCCGCTTCAAACATCACCACTGAAACCATCGACGGCAAGCCACATATCGTGGTTCGCGGCATCACGCCTGTCGTGGACGATATCGTGATGAACCGGAAGTTGTACCCGGCAGCAGAAATCGAAAAGGCCTACAACACGCTCGAGCGTAACCCGATGCCGCTGGGCCACCCGAAAGTGGATGGTAAGCATGTGTCGGCGCGGGATGTCCGGGCAGTGAACGAGTATCACGTCGGGGCCTGGTTACAGAACGTCAGCCACAACGACGGGAAGGTGACGGGCGACATGTACGTTAACCGCCAGTACGCCGAGTCGAGCGACAAGGGCAAACGCCTCATCAACCGTCTGGATGAGATGCTGGCCGGTACCAATTCCGACCCTATCCATATTTCCACCGGCCTGCTGTATTCCGGTATTGCTGCCAACGGCGAATCAAAGGGCAAGAAGTACAACGAGATCGCCACCAACATGATGTTTGACCATGTGGCGGTGCTGCTTGATGAGCCGGGCGCTGGCACGCCGGAGGAGGGCGTGGGCATCTTCGTTAACGCCGAGGGTGATGAGCAACAGATCGAAGTTGCCCGCCTGGCTGACGGAATCGACTGCACCCGCGACGGCCTGCTCAACAAAACCAGATTCTTCTTCACCAATGCCTCCAACTTCTCTTTCGACGACATCTCCCGCGCTATCAGCGACAAGCTGCGGGAAGGTGATACTGAAGATAAGTGGCTTTGGCCTGAAACGGTGTGGCCGGACAGCTTCATCTACCGCAATGACACCAAATACCTGAAGCAGAAGTACCTCATCGATGACGACGGCAAGGCCGTGTTCGTCGGCGAACCTGTAGAAGTCGTGCGCAAACCCACTGAGTACGAGATTAAAACCAACGGAGAGAACGATCCGATGAAAGAACTGATTATCAATGCGCTGCAAGCCGCTGGTAAGCCGACTGAAGGCAAGTCCGACGCCGAGCTGATGGACGCATACAACCAGATGAAGGCAGAAGAAGCCACCGCCAAGAAAAAAGGCGATGAAGAAATCGACCCGGAAACCGGCAAGCCCAAGAAAAAAGAGCAGGCCACCAATAACGAAGAGATGCCAGCGTGGGCGAAAACACTCGCCGATCGCGTGGACGTCGTTTTCAACAGCCTGAACGCGAACGCCGACAAAGAGAAAGGCGAAAAGCGCGCGGCTGTGAAGCTGGCGATGAACATGAGCGATGAAGAAGTCGCAGATCTGGATGGTAAGGCGCTCGACGCCATGTATGCCAAGTGCCAGACATCTTTCGGCCTGAACGGTGCATTCCGCCAGGCAACCAACACCCAATCAGTCAGCGAAATGCCGGAGTAAAAAATGGCTAAAGACGGAAAACACGTAATTCACGCGGGCGGTATCTTCGCGAACCCACAGCTTCACCGTGAAGGTGCTGCAGCCGCTGATACGCCTCCTGGTACGATTGGTTTCTTCGACAACACCACGAAGAAATTCACCGCTTCCGTGGATGGCAATGAAGCCGCGATCCTCTACGTAGCCAACTATGACTACCTGCGTTGCAAAACCGTAGACGACGTCATCAAGGCTGGCGATTGGGTTGTTGCTTTCCACCCAACCCCGGGCGTTTTCTTCAACGTTCCCGCCGCAGCAGGCACTTACACAAAAGGGCAGCCGCTCTCAGTTGCCAACGGTCGTGTTAAGGCTGTTGGTACTGATGAATCGGTCCGCTGCTACGTAGAAGAAGACCGCTCATACACCATTGCGACGGCAGGTGACCTCCTGCGCGTGGTCATTAAATAAGGAGCACCTGAATGTTTGTATTCTCCACTAAGCAGGCGACCGAAACCGGGAACCTTGAAGTTAACCAGGCTCAATTTCGTCAACTCGAATTCGCACGAAACTCCAGTGCACAGGCAGTAGCTGATCTACTCGCTCGCGCTACTATCGGTGAATTTGGGAAACTGGACGCAGTAAACGCAGTCGACGATATCCGCCGGTTGTACAAGGCCTATGACCAGACTGTGCTCAAGCAGTTTGAGCCGAACACCGAATTCACGCTGCTGAACGACCTGATGCCGCTGTCTCGTTCTGTTCGCCTGGAAGAGTCTGTGTACGAATACGCTCGCACCGGCGGCCGTGGCTGGGCGCACACTTCCATGTCCGGTCAGATTGGCGCTGCGCTGGATGCGAAGTCTTACACCTTCGATGGCACCATGGTGCCGATCCACGACAGCGGCTTTAAGTTCAACTGGCGTGACCCGGTATTCAACAAAGGATCTGCTCTCTCATCCCTGGCGGATGCTCAGGCCGGATCTGTTGATGATGTGCGTCGCCAGTATGTGGACTACATCTGGGAAGGCTTCCGTGATGCGGCTGGTAACTACATCAAATTCGATGACAAGACCTGGAAGGGTTTACGTCACGATGAGCGTGTGGCGCAGGTGACACTGACCGTTAACTTCGCAACCAGCACCGACCCGAAAGCCATGCGTGCCGCGGCGATCGCCCTGCGTGACGTCCTCAAGCTGCAAAACATGCAGTACGGCCAGCAGACGTGGTACGTCTCCAGCGAAATCATGTCCAACTGGGAGCAGTATTTCGATGTGAACTCTCTCCGCACCGTGCTGGAAGAGATCTCCAAACTGTCAGGCATCGCGGCAATCAAAGAAGATGCTGAGCTGACCGGCAACGAAATCGTAATCGTGCCGCTGCAGGCTGGCGTGATTGCTCCTATCGTCGGCCAGGCGTTCGGTACCGTCGCTGATCCGCGTCAGTTCTACAACTCAGATTACGTTTGGCGTACCTGGGGCGCTGCTGGCCTGATGGTCAAGCAGGACATCAACGGCCACTACTCTGTAATTCACGCTTCGAGCTAAGGAAACAACATGGCACTCGTAAAGGTATTGGTAGCAAACCTCTTTGCTGGTGCCAGCCTTCAAAAGCTGGAGGCTGGACAGGTTTACGACGTCGATGACTCAATTGCTGAGAAGTGGATTGAGCAGGGCAAGGTTGAGAAATCCACCGAGAGGAAGGGTGAAAAGCTCGTCTTCGAAGTGGCGACACCGTCTGCGCCGGTTACATCCGGTGCATCCGATCTGCAGTCAAAACTCAATGATGCCCTTGAGCAGCTGAAGCAGGCCCAGTCAGACGCTGATGTGAAAGACAAAGAGCATGCTGATGCCCTTGAGCAGCTGAAGCAGGCCCATGCAACTGAGCTTGAATCCGCGAACAAGCGCGCCGACGAAGCTGAAGCAGCACTGGCAGAAGCAACCAAGAAGGCGAAATAACCATGGCTGACCCAATCACAGCGGCAGACGTGCAGGCGTTCCTCGGTGAATTGGGTTACTCCATCCCGGGCGCGCTGCTGGATCCGATCCTCTGCGTGGTGAATAAGATTATCCCGTGCCTCAATGGCGCGGGGTATGACGATTGCACCGCGAAGCTGATTCTGATGTACGCCGCCGCGCTTATGGCTACGTCGTCTGGTGCACGCCGCATCAAATCGCAGGGTGCGCCGTCTGGTGCATCCCGCTCGTTTGAATATGGCGACGACAGCATTACCTGGTTGCGCGACTCGTTGGCCCGGCTAGATACCAGCGGCTGCACCGGAGAGCTGCCGATCAGCGCCGGTAACAGCGTCGGCCTGTTCATGGTGGTCGGGGGCTGCTGATGACGTACAAATCAGTTAAGCGCGGCATTCCGCGCGCGTTCACCCGCGTCTGGGTAATGACCGACACCGGGAGGGAGACGACCGGCTACGTGAAATCGGATGGCGAGTGGTTCATCAACTGCGCGCGCATCCGGGCGACTGGCGCGAAGGTGTTGAGGTGGAAAGATGGCTGAACGATACGATGTGCATGCCTTTAAGTGCGAAGGCAACTGGTCGCTGTTCATCTGGATAAACGACTCCGGAGTTAAGTTTATTGGCCGACATGCTGAAACTTACGAGAAAGCCAAAGTTGACTTTCTGGAGCAGGCTGATGCTAAGCGCCTCGCCAGTCAATCAGGCTCGATGCGGCCTCTTGATGATTTCAAAATCGTTGAGAAGGTGGAGGTATTCACTCTATGAGCAGCGTTGCCAACTGGTCTTACACCGCCACGGCGACCATCTGGCGTAAACGGGAAGGTAATGACGAATACGGCGATCCTCTGGGTTATGCCGAACCTGAGCAAATCCTCTGTGATTACGAGGGCGGGCTCAGCAAGAAGTTAGCCAGCCTGGGCGCTGAAATCGTCGTGAAGAATACGGTCTGGACTGAGTTCGCTCTGGCTGCCGCAGGTGATTACCTTCTGATTGGCGTATCGACGGAAGCCGACCCGGTTGTGGCCGGTGCCGACGAGGTACGGCAAGTTATCCGCCATGCCGATACGTTTGAGCGCCTGGCTGATGATTATGCGATACTGACCGGCATCTAACCAGAGGTCTTCATGAGCATTTCTTTCTTTGTCTTTTATTTATGGTTGATGGCAATCTGTTTTCTTTGCTGCGCCAAAGAGCTGATGACTAATCACCGCAAAATAGCGTGGCTTGCTGCTCCACTTGTATTTGCTGCGCAGGCGGTCTCTGTATGTGCAGTTTACAGATTCATCTGGACTTAAATGGGGGGATTTATGGGGCTCGACCTGCTCACAATGTCTATCTCAGCGCTAGCTGTGGCTATTTCTGTGTACGCCGCTGTACCGGTTCATGAACAGAAGTCCAAGCAGATTAAGCGCACGCCTCGCGATCAGCTCCACCCGAGATGAGAAAGCTCATTGAGGACGGTGATGAGCTTGAGCGCAGGGTTAAATTACTCTGATTACGCCATCCTGACAGGAATATGATAAAATATTCACGTGGTGAATGCGCAGGCTGATGCGCTAAACATAGCAGTGTAAAACTGTCAGTTTCACGAAAGTGACACTAAAGGCTAAGCAAGACCGATAAAGCTAACCGCTGTGCCTGGAAGGCGGAAAAGTTCGGCATCTGACAGTTAAAACATTTAGCTAATTCCGGAGATCAGCGCCGGACACCACATCACTTTTGAAGGTCGCCTTATGGCGGCCTTTTTTATTGCCTGGAGAAAACCATGGGCATCAAAGTGAAGGGCATCAGCCAGGCGAAGAAGCACCTTAACGATGTCATCAACGACGTTAAGGGGCGCAAGGTAATCCGCGCCCTCCAGTCAGCGATGATTCTCATCGGTGCCCGGGCAGCCTATTACACTCCGATCGACACCTCTACGCTGATTAACAGTCAGTTTCGGGAAATCGACGCTGGAGGCGTTCTCATCACCGGGCGAATCGGCTACTCAGCCAACTATGCCGCCTACGTGCATGAGGCGTCAGGTAAGCTGAAGGGCCAGCCGCGCGCGCACTTCGGCGTGACCAGTAACCGGTCTGAGTTCGGCCCGCAGAAACCGAAAGAATTCGGTGGCGGGACAGGAAAGGGCAACTACTGGGATCCGCATGGTGAGCCGCAATTCCTGACCAAAGGCGCGAATGAAGAGCGCGATAACGTTGATGCGGTGATGCGCAAGGAGCTTTCGCTATGACACCCATGATGCACGAGCGGGTGCGCAACATGTTCGGCGACGCCGGGCTAACTACCGGTTTCACGGTGCAGCAGCTGATGTACGACGACCCGGGCGACCTGTCCAAGGCGATCATGGTATTCAGGCCAAACGGCGGGTCGAATATCCGTACTGACCTCGGTTCTGAGTATCACGTCCTGGTCGACGTTGTCGGCGCGAAGGACAAGCGCAAAGACGCGCTCAACGCCGTACAGCGTATCGTCGACTACGTCCAGGCCAACCCCATGGCTGACGAGTGCGTCGGCTACATCCAGAACATGGGCGCAATTCCCGCGCCGGTGCTCACAGAAGAAGGGCGAATAGTCTTCCGACTCCAGTTCGCCTGCACTTACGGCGAATAGCCATCCCAACCAAACAACCCGCTCCGGCGGGTTTTCTTTTTTATACGTCAAAGAGGAGTTTCACATGGCTAATTGCCAGAACTCGAACGAGCGCCTGTTCGGCGGTGCGGTCGTGCTGGAAGTCGCCGATGGCTGCCCGGACGTCAAACCACTCGAAGGTGAGTGGATGGCGCTGGCCGCTGGTACGTCGAAGGGCTTCGACTTCAACCCGAACTCGGTTACCTCTGATGCGGATGACGGCGGCGGCTATGTCGAGACCATCATCACCAACAGTGACTTCACCCTGAGCTTTGAAGGCGAAGTGCGCAAGAAGGACAAGCTGGATCAGTACGGCGTTGGCAAGTTCATCAAGTATTTCGCTGATGAGCTGAAGGCCAAGCGCCAGCCCGGTATCTGGGTACGCATGGACTACGGCCCGGTCGAATTCGTCGGCTATATGAACATCACGGCGCTGAGCTCTGACGGCGGCACCAACGACATCGTCACGTTCTCAACCGAGTTCAAAGTCGGTGATGCAACTACCATCGAAGTGAACGAGCTGACTGCTGTAGCGGTGACTGGCGTAACGGTAACTCCGGCTACCAGCACCGGCACAGCAGGCGGCACCAGCACCTTCACGGTGAACATCGCACCAACCGGCGCTACAAACAAAGATTTCACTGTAGCGACTACCGATGCGACCAAAGCAACGGCTACCGCCTCCGGCAACACCGTTACCGTGACGCGCGTCGCCACCGGCAGCGCGCAGATAATCATCAACACCGAAGACGGCAACTTTGTGGCCGTGCATACGGTTACCGTTACCTAACGGACATTCCAAAGGGCGGCGTGCTGCCCTTGATAATGACCGTTTACTGGAAGGCCTATGACTGCTTTAACCGATATTGGCGAACTGTCTATCAGCGACAGCTGCGAAGGCGGGAAAGATTACCTGTTGCGACCTTCATTCGAGGCCATGACCAGGATCGGCACTCCGGAAGAGATTGTGCAGGCATACGCCACCATCCACGGCAATGATGTCGCTCATCTCATTGAGGTGTGCGCTGGCACGCTGGGGCGCTTTCCTGAATGGATGTCTCCTTCTTTCAACCGCGCCGCTGAGAAACTGTTATCTACGTGCATGCTAGTGCTTCAGGCGTGCAGCGAGAAAGACTTGACGCCAATGATAGGCGAGTGGAAGGGGTGGCGTCACTGCGTCGTATACCGACCGGGAAGATTACCAAAGAACGACATCATCGTGCTGGCGCAGCACCTCATGCAGCACGGCATTGTCGGAAAAGCCAGGGTTCGCCAGTTGCAGCGCCATGAAACAGGCGAGCGCACAACAGAGTTTAAAGCATTCGACTACATCAGCGCAGCTCGCAGCCACTTCGGCATGAATCGCGCCGAAGCCTCGCAGTTAACGATGACCGAATTTCAGATGCTGTTGGCGGCAAAATACCCGGACCAGAAAGGCTTCACTCGCGATGAATACGACAGCATCGCTGACGAATACCTGGCTAAACAGGCCGCGCGCAGGGCAAAAGCAAAGCAATAACCGGAGAATGACATGGCAGGTGAGAAGAACGCCGGTAGCATCGTTTATGAAATCAGCGCCGACGTTGAGCCGCTGTTACAAGGCGGCAAACAGGCCATTGATGCTCTAGATAAACTGGATGCTGCGGCCCAGCAGTCCGGAAAGGGCATGGATAACCTCGACGAGAGCACCTTACAAACCGGGGCAGCGTTTACAGAACTGGCTGGATATGCCAACTCCATGGATAACCAGCTGCGCAAGCTAAATACCAACGTCAGCGGCATTGCCCGCGCTATGGAAGAGGCCCGCAGCGGTACCGGTGGCGCTAACAGCGAGTTTAATCGCGCTGAATCAATCATCGAGGCGCTGGGTAATCAGTTAGCTGTGCTGGATGAAGCGCAGGAGAATGGCGCGCGCAGTGCTGCTATTCTTGCCGCCCAACTCCGCGCCGGGTCAAAAGCGACAGACGAAGAAAAACAGAAGATCGGCGAGCTGACCGGTCGCCTGTATGACATGAAGACTGGCGTTGAAAATGGTGCAAAAGGCACTGGTAGCTGGAAAACCAGCATGCAGCAGGCCGGTTACCAGGTGCAGGACTTTATCGTACAAGTCCAGGGTGGGCAGTCTGCATTGGTAGCATTCGCCCAGCAGGGATCGCAACTCGCTGGCGCGTTCGGGCCTGGCGGCGCTGTTTTCGGTGCCATAATTGCGCTTGGTTCAGTTCTGGCGGGTGTGCTTATCACTTCGCTTAATGGCGGCAAGAATGCCATGGACGCGCTGAAAGATGCAGCCGAAGCGATGGACAAGGTTATCAACGTCTCTATCAATGGCGTGGCCGCGCTGTCTGACAAATATGCGTACCTGGCGAAGACCAACGCTGAGGTCGCAACGCTGATGCGTAACCAGGCGCTCCTGGAGTACAACGAGGCGATCAACAAAATACCGAAAGCCATCAGCGACGCATCAAGTTCTCTACTGTCTTTCGGTGATAAAGCGTTGTCGGCGTTCTCAGGCGGCTATGCATCGGTAGATGGATTTAATGACCGTCTGGCTACTCTGGAAATTACCACCGATAACTATGCCGAGGCAGTTAAGCAGGCATACGGCGCAGGTCAGGCGTTCCAGGCTACTGCGAACAGCATCGGCAATACCGTTGGAGCCGTAGCGGACAAGTTCGGCATCACCGAGCAGAAAGCATTTGAGCTGAGCAAACAGCTTTCAGATATTGCCAAAAACCCATCGCCAGAGGCTTTACAGCGTTTGGCTACAGAGTTGCAGAACACGCAGAGCTCTACTGAAAAGGGACAAACTGCGCTCACAGCGTTCGTTGGTAAGTTGGTAGAGCTTTCGCGTGAGGCGGTAATCGCCAAAGGCAACGTCGCGGCGCTCAAGCAAGAGACAGACAACCTCACCAGCGGCCAGAAGAACCTGATCAAGCAGTCAGAACGCAATCTGGCACTGTCTAAGCTCCAGGGGGAGGCCCGCGCGCGGTTGCAGGCTCAATACGCTGCCGAAGATGCCGGATTTGCGAAGGATGATCCGCATGCCAAGCAGATGGAGGATGACGCTGCTGCCACTTACAAAAATACAGAGGCGCAGAAGGCCCTCAAATCCGAACAGAAGAAAGGAGCGTCTCAGGCGGAGTCTATCGCTCAGAAGCTGGCTAATCTCAAGCAGCAATCGGAGCTTGCCGCTGACTCAACAAATAAGCTTAGTCGCGAGCAGGCGATCCTTAATGCGCAGCAGTCTCTCGGAAAAGGAGCCACAAAAGAACAGCTCGAGCTGGCGGGGCAGTACGCGGCGGCAAAATGGGATACGGCCAATGCGCTCAAAGCACAGGCCGCAGCCGAGAAGCTCCTGCCAGAAGCGCGTGAAAACGCAAGCTATAAGCATGATGTTCAGGATCTGAATACCGCTCTGGCTGCTAAGAAAATCAGTCAGGAGCAGTTCAATCAGACATCTGAGAGACTCGAGGCCACACACCAGGCAAACCTCGCAAAAATCCGCGCGCAGCAGGCGGTGACGCCACAGCAAGATGCTGTAGGGGGCGTTGATCCGGTTCAGCAACTAGCGAATGAAAACGCCCGAAAACTCGCGCTTATTCAGGCATACGAGCAACAGGGGCTTATCACTCACCAGAACGCACTGGCTCTACGCGCCGCAGCCGACACTGAATACGAGCAGCAACGCCTTGCGGCACAGTGGACTCTATTCTCTCAGCAAAGCGCAGCCAACCAGATGCTTGCGGCATCGCTTGATGCTCTTGGCAATAATGCATCCAGCGCTTTCGCTGGAATTATCACTGGCACGCAAAGTGGTGAGGAAGCTGTTCGTTCACTCGCTAACTCTGTTGTTAACCAACTGATCAACTCCTTTGTGCAAATGGGCGTCGAGTGGGCTAAGTCTGCAATCATGGGTTCCACAACCCAGCAGGCTGCAATTGCAGCGACAACGTCAGCTCAGGTTGCTGGCATTGGCGTGCAATCCGCTGCCAGTACCACTGCCGCCGCTGCTTCGACTGCCGCATGGACTCCGGCGGCTATCATGTCCTCCGTGGCTTCATTCGGTGGCGCTGTTGCTATTGGCCTTGGCGCGATGGCTGGCATCCTGGCACTGTCAGGAAAGCGTAAAAATGGCGGCCCAGTTTCGGCTGGCGGGATGTATCAGGTCGGAGAAGGCGGGATGCCTGAGATTTACCAAGCCAGCACCGGTAAGCAGTACATGATACCGGGCGACAACGGCAGGGTGATCAGCAACAAGGAGATGACTGCCGGGGGAGGCGGCGGGGTGGTTATCAATATCCAGAACTACACGTCATCGTCCGTCGATGCGCAGGCCGGTAGCGATGCAAATGGTGGAGTGACTGTGGATGTAATTGTCGCTGACCTGAACAACGGCGGGCCAATCAGTAACGCCATCACAAGCAACATGAACGTTAAACGCACGCCGAGGGGACAGGGCTGATGCCAATTATCGACTATCCCGACTGGCTGCCACTGGCGCAGAAGGCCAGCAAAAACATGACTCTCGATACCGGGTTCCAGACCGATCAGCCAGCGGTCGGCCCGGCAATCTTCGAGAATCAAACCGACGACCTGAAAGTGACCTGGTCACTGACGTGGATCTTCACCCTGGCGCAGGAGCGCGCTTTCCAGCAGTGGCTGCGCAGCCCAAACTATCTCAACCGGGGCCTGAACTGGTTCCGGATGAATATCAATCTGGGCGGAAGTGGCCTCCAGTTGCAGGAGCTTCACTTCACGCAGATGCCGGTGCAAACCAGTATCGACGGCGGGGTGGTGACCTGGACGGGGACGGTTATTGCGAACCACCTATACAACGCCGACGACGAGTTCGACGACATCATTGTTGAGCTGCCGCCGCCGTGGGATTCGTGGCTGGATATCGTTGTCACGGGTTATCCGGACGGTCGCGATCCGGAATCACTACCGAGGGTGCCGTAATGCCGAGCTTCAGGGAGTATAAGCAGCAACGCCCGACGCGCGGACTGTACGACACCATTACGTTCTACCATCCATCCTTTGGTTACGTTCGCCTTGTCGACAAGCAGTTCTTCCCCAAGACGCTCGGCGGACAGGCGTACACACCCGCCCGTTTTGAAATCGAAGAGAGCCAGCAGAGCGGTACGCCGGTGATCGACGCGACGGTGAAGTTAGGGCGGCTGTCGTCTGACATCAAAGCGTTGATGAAGCAGTGGAAGGGTGCGGCCAGGCTGACTGCCATCACGGCCACGCGGCAGATCTTCGACAGCGGCGACGTGTCGGTGCCGATTAAGTCGTGGCAGCTTTACGTCAAGACGGTGGACATCGACGCAGACTCCGCCTCGGTAACCCTGTCTGTCACAAATCCGCTCAATAATAATATTGGGAAATTATACGACCCCCGCGAATATACTGGGCTTCAATATTTATGAAGTGGTATAATTATTAGGCGCGCTACTCCTCTTGCTCGTATTAAATATATTTGTATCTTCTGGTTGAGGTCTCTATATGAATTGGCATGAACTTTTCAGATATGATGATGGAAAGATATATTGGAATATAAGAAGGAGTGGTGTCAGATACGGAAGGTCACCAAACAAGACTACTACACAAGGATATCTCTCTGTAATCGTTGATGGAAAGCAATTGCTTGTTCATAGGATTATTTATGAGATGCACCATGGTGAAATACCTAACGGTCATGAAATTGATCATATTGATGGTGATAAAAAAAATAACAACATAGATAACCTCAGGGCGGTTAGCAGAGCTGTCAACTCAAGGAATAAAAGAAAACTAACTGGTAATACATCAGGTGTTACTGGCGTGGATTTCTTGAAGAGAAGGAATGAGTGGCGCGCAAGATTGGCAAATGCTCATCTTGGTTGGTTTCCTGACTTCCCTTCAGCTTGTGAGGCGAGAATTATTGCTGAAGTGAGAAGCGGCGATGTAACTGGTAGGCACGGCACATGACTACCTCTGATTTCATCATCAGGATGATCGGCGTGCCGTGGGCTAACCGGGCATGTTCTTTCGAGAAAGTCGACTGCTGGGGATTGTGCGTGCTGTATTACCGGCACGTTCTCGGCATTGAGTTGCACCAGACACCGGACTACGAAGCCGGGGCGGACTTCTTCACCTGCTATCAGGGTGACGTCGTCTTCTGGCGCCAGGCCGATAAGCCGGTCGAGGGCGGGATATTCGTTGGATACCGCGGCGCGCAGCCGGCACACGTTGGACTGGTGCTTAACAGGCAGGCGCTGCATTCACGCGGCGAGAACGGAAGCGTACGCATGGACTCGTTGCTGGTCATTCAGCGGGCATTCACCAAAGTGGAGTATTTTTCGTATGGCGCTGGTTGAGATATCGAATTTTCCAGGAACGCCTAAGCTGCGTTGCAGGGTGCCAAACGGCACCCTTTTTTATGACTGGCTGGCGGCCAATGACGCTACTTTCCACCGTGACCTGCTGATTGTCCGCAATGGCGTAAAGCTGGGTGACGATGACGAGTTGGCGTTTGAGTTGAGCGAACTGGACAACATCCAGATATTCGACCAGCCAAAGGGCATTGTCGGCGACATCCTGAGCCCGATCTTTAAAGTGGTGGGCCAGGTGTTTTCGTTCCTGGCGCCGAAGCCGGCAATCGCGAACAACGGCGGTAATACCGTCGACTCACCGAACAATAGCCTGACCGGTCAGACAAACACCGCGCCCGTCTACAAAGCCAAACCGGACATCTACGGGCAGATTCGCTCTTTCCCGGACCTGATCCAGGAATCAGTATTTGAATACGTGCACCAGACGTCCACCGACGGCGGCCTGAAGTACGTTACAGAGTGGATGTGCATCGGGATCGGAAAATACGATTACGAGTCCGTGCGCTACTCAGAATCAAGCCTCGGTTCACTGGCCGGTGCCGAATTCCAGTTCTTCCAGCCTGGCGAAGTTATCCCGCAGATCGTTGAGGGGTACGGATTCGATGACGTTGACGGTCAGGAGGTCCCAGGGCAGAACGAAGCCAGCGACTTCCCGATCGAAACAGCAACGGCAAACACAGTGGTCAGCGGAACGTATTCCGGCGGACAGATAGCGATGAAAATCGTCAAGCAGGCTGAGTTTGACTATTTCATGGGCCTGGTTCTGCCGCATGCGGTTACCTTCACCATCAACGTTACGTACAACACAGCATCAGGCAGCGTCACCACTGACGCAAATTTCTCCGGCACGTTGATTTCCGCCGTTGAAACAAACGATGGCGCTGTGGTTAACCCGGTGCGCTGGTACACGTTTACGATGAACCAGCTGGAGGGGCCGCAGGATATTCCGGCGAATGCCACGATCAACACCACGAAATTCATCCTGAACGATAACGAGGCGCTGGTGGTTGGGCCGTTCTTTTCCCCGGTCGAGTCAACGCAGCTGTGGCTGCATACACAGTCCAGCCTCGGCGGGAAGAAAGAGACCAACTGGAAGGTTGTCATCTGGAAAATTGACGATGACTACAACCAGGTTCCCGGCACACAGCAGACATTCACGTACCGGCAGACGACTCCACACCAGTCGACGTGTGAGGTGTTTTATCGCACTGACAAGATCACTCCGACCGGCGGCTTCGGGAAATACGCGGTCAGCTTCCAGCGCACGGATAACTCCGGCGACGCGTCACTGCTCAAGGTCGAAGAGATCCACAGCATCAACATCAGGACGAACGTCGTTCATCCGACCGATACGCTGGTGCGGGTGAAGGTGAGGGCGACCGAGAACGCTCTTGGCAGCCGTGAGCGCAAATATAACGCGCTGGTGACGCGTCATACCATCACGTACGACCTCGATACGCAGACCGTGGATTACACGCTGCGTCCGTCGCGCTCGTTCGCTGATGCGGTGGCGCACACTTGGATTGTGATGGGTGAGCAGCCGGTCAGCAGCATTGACCTGTACGGTCTGTACTCTATTGCTGAAAGCCTTCCTGATGAGCGACTGGGTTACTTCGACTACACGTTTGATGACGAGAACGACTCGCTTGGCGACCGCGTGCAGGCGATCTGCAATGCGGCGTCGGTTGTGGCGTACTGGGACGACGGCGTGCTGACGTTTACCCGTGATCAGAAGGTTGACTACCCGGCGGCCGTATTCAACCGGGCCAACATGAAGACGGACGAGTACAAAATGACGTACGAGGCCACGCTTCCTGGCGGCTACGACGGCGTCCAAGTGTCCTATGTTCACCCGACCACGAACAACAAGACGTACATCAACTACCGCGTGCTGAATGGTGCCATCGTCGAGCAGGAAGCGGAAAACCCAAACAAGCTGGAGATCGTCGGCTTCCGTAATGAGTATCAGGCCCGGGAACGAGCTCTGCGCGAAACCAAGCGCCTGATCTACTCGCGCGTGAAGATGAACGCCAAAGTGTTTGAAGACGGGATAATTCAGGTTGGAAGTGTCATTCAGATGCCTGATATCTACGACAGCAACCAGCAGGGTGGTTACGTCACCGGCCGCTCCGGGAATGACTTCGATACCAGCGAGGCGATCACGTTTACCGGCTCGATGTATGTGCTGGTTACCGACAGCCTTGGTAACCCAACGCTGCGCTATCCGGCCACCGCCCGTAGCGACACGGAGTACGGATTCACCGCGGCTATCCCTAACATTCAGCTCAATATATGGAACGGTGACACTGTGCAGCTCCCGTCGAGATATCTCATTGCGACAGTTGAAGAACTGGACAGTCAGCTATGGACGGTCAACAGCATCAAACCGAACACAGATAACACGGTATCTCTGACCGTCGCAGAATACAGCGACGCCATCTACCAATAAGAACCGTCCCCGACAAACCATACCCGGCACCGCGCCGGTTTTTTTTATGGAATCAATATGGCTACGACACCAACAAACCTGCCCGTCCCAAGCGAATCACCGCGCGATCTGAAGTTTAACGCCGGGAAAATTGACGAGTTCGTTACCTCGATGGGGTGGACTTATACCGATCGCTTCGGCAATCAACACTACACCGTTGAAGGTATCAATTATCTTTCTCAGCAGGCTATGGCAGCGTTCGGTTACGTTATCCTCACAGGCAAAACGTTTACTACTGGCGCAACTATTAACGAGCCTAATGAAGTACTGCTTAATACTGCCGATGGTGAATATTACAAATGGACTGGGTCATTTTTATCTGGTCCAAAGGTAGTTCCTGCGAACTCAACACCAGAAAACACTGGAGGTATCGGTCCAGGTGCATGGCTGTCCGTAGGTGATACTACTGCGCGTCAATACGTTGATATGCGAACAAATACGTTCAATGTTGAATATTTCGGGTTCAAGACTGGTGCGGGACAAGACATCTCAAAGCTTTTGACGGCGTTCAACCAGGCTGAAGAGTTGGTGTTCAGCGGAGGTACATATTACGTAGATGACTTCACCATGCCATCTACAGCAAAATGTAAAAAAATTACTATCCTGCCAGGATCAATGGTCAAGCAGAATGGGTATAACTGTATTTTCAATGTTACAGATGAGTTCACCATAGACCTTAGTGGCGGTGGTGTCTGGCATGGCGGTCTCAAGAAAGCGCTTGTTACAGCAGATGCGGCTGTAGGCGCAAATTCATTCACAGTAGATGACGCAAGTGTATTCCAGGTTGGGGATATGATAACCACATCATTCCTCATTCCAGATGGTGATGTTAATACATGGAAATGGAGTAACTCATCGTCATATGGACAATTCAACTATATAACAGCTATATCTGGAAATACCATCACAGTGCTGAATCCTGTTGAAAACCGTACTCTCATGCGCAACGTGTGGGTTGGCAACTGGAGATTTGGTATGGCTGGCCTGGAGTTCCGAGGGTCTGGAAAAGCCACGATAATTGGTGGCAAGATGCAGGAATTCAAAACTTATGGCTTAACTTGCCGTAATGTGGACGTTACCGTGGAAGGTACGGAAATTACTGGCATGACCATTGATTGCATCTACGTAATTGGATCTGCCAACTTCACAATGCGTAACTTCAGATTTGAAGGTTGCTACGACTTTGGAAAGCTTGGCATCCAGCACACCAGTACTGGCCGTGTCACTCTCCAAAACGGATATTGGAGGCGTGGTAACTTTGACGCAGATATTAACCATGCTAATCAAACTAACGTCTCTAAATTCGGTAAAGTTATATTAGATAGAGTTACCTGCGTAGGAACATCAACACTTCCTCTGTCCGGTGACCAGGTTGACACTATAACTGGGCAGACAGCTAACCAGTTATTTGGTGGGCGTGTTAACCCTGCGCGTATTTTCTGTAGCGCTAGTTCTGCAAGTACAGACTTTAATACAGAAGGGTTTGAAGCAATCAATGGTACACAGTTCCTGGATTACCAACGCACAACTTACGGTGTAGAGGGCGCTTATTCAGGAAATATCACAATTGACTCTCTTATTCTTCGTGGCGTTATTACAACTGGCTCACTCTTTCACCTTCAGGTTGCTTCTGGAAAAACTGTTATTGTACGAGCGCATGAACTTCGTGATTTAAGTGTAACGCGAAAATATACCGTTAATTACTACCCACTATTCTATATGTCAGGAGGCTTCCTTACATTTTCCGGATTGCTTAAGTATGATAATGGTGGGTATGCCAGTGCGGATCATCGTATTGAGACAGAAAATGCGTACATCCCTGAAATGGAAATCACAGGTTCTGGAAATACTATTCTCGTATCACCCACCTTCATCGACACCATGCTAATTCGATCTGCATCAGTCACCAAGATGGGAACGGGGCAACGCAACGACTTTACTAGTCTCGTCCTCCTTCAAGGTGGAGCAATCACAGGTGATTTGAAGACGTATCCTTCCCGTTTGCAGAGGCTTAGATCTGTAGATATCGATTTTAACGCTAATGACTCAACAAGCTGGGTAACTTTGTACACTAACTCCGATAGTCTCACGTCCGTTGATTTAAGGATACAATTGGCTCCCAGGAAGACCATTAACGCATCCGCTGGAATAATCGGAACTATAGGGGCCAAGTTGAATAAGAATGGCGCTTCAGTTCCGGTTTTAACTAACGCATCTACGTATCTGTCAGCAGCTGCTGGAAATATAGCTTTCTGGGAGGGCAAGGTTATAGGTACGCAAGGGGCTATTTCAGACGGCACTGTAGCCCTAAGATGCTTGGCTTCTGGGGAGGTACAAATAAACATTAACTCTGCCAGTCTCACTAACTGCACAGCATTTGTCGCAGGAGTCTAAAAAAAGGCCCTTTCGGGCCTTCATTTAGTCCTTACCTGATATTGAGTTCATATTATAGAATCTAGCCGCCCACATATTCATCCATGAATTTTTACGATGTGTTAAGTATATTGCATTTTTATAAGCGTTAGCTTGTGATTTAGGTTTGGAAATCATCGGAACAACTATGTCAGAACCAGGTTGGGAATCATGTATTACATTCACCTGAATCATCAGTTCTTTATAAGTGTTGTAAATATCAGTTGCTGCATAGGTATAGGTAGCAACAAATGATGTGTATAAAGAAAATGCTAATGCTTTAAATAATACAGAGGAAGGGCTAATCTTGCATATGTAATGAATCAATAATATTGAAAGCATGATAGCTGCCCCAAAAGCAGTTCTTTCAGGAAATGACGGCGCAGCCACCATACTATATATTGATGCAAAATGCCCAGTAAGAAATATTATGGTGAAATCCACATCTCTTTTGGAAACTATATTTTTGTATATGCATACAACAAATAGTAATATAAACAGCGTATAAAACGGCAAAAATAAAGAAATGTTTGATTGCAACACATCATAAAAATGAGAGGCGAATATTTCTAAAGAGAAGTGACTGCCTCCTCTCTTTTGCGATCCAGGGGAGCTCATCATTAGTGCAAATCCCGCAATTGAAAGAGCGGTTCCGATCAATTTCCACCAACTAATCCTTCCATTTCTAATGTATTCTAAAAATACTATCATTAAGACGATAAGGGCTGATGCTGGCCCACTGTTTTCATTTGTAGCCCCAGCAAGGAAGCTCAAAGCTAGGTACAAAATAAGTGTTAATGCTCCAGGCCTCTTCTCACGCATACTTATCAGTATGAATGTTGTGTAAATAATAGACATCCACAAGTAATTCATTGACCCAGAAACCCAAAGAACCGATGAGCCAAATTCCGGAACAATAAGCCATAACGTCATGAATGTAATTAGAACTGCAAAGCCAGTTTCATTAATATTTGAAATTGACTTTACTACCATTAAAACTAGTATACCTATTGTAATAAAAGCGATTGTATTGAAAATATCGAATATTGATTTATCGAATTGCATGAAAAATTGAACAAGCGAGTGAGCCACGAATCGTCCATTCCATATCTCATAGTGTCGAATTTGAGAGTAAAGTATTGAAATGATACCGTTAATTGGAACGGCGCTTGGAGATGGGTTTGTTTGGTATACAAATCTATAAACAAAGTCGTCAGCAACATAAAGCGTCATATGATTCAATGAATAAATCAATATAAAGACAGTGCATATTACAACTAAGGAAAGAATGTTTTCTTTTATCAACTTGCTGATCATTTCATTTTTCCTCCATCCTTGACTATGTATCTAGGTCTCATTTTCACTTCAATGTATATCCTTCCAATGTACTCCCCAAGCACACCAATACCGATCAACTGAATGCCACCAAGGAAAAGAATAGATACAAGTAAAGATGGATAACCACTAACAGAATTACCGAACACCAACGTGTCGAAAATCATCCACGCCCCGTAGATGAATGCCACCCCAGCAACGAGCAGGCCGATGTAAGTCCACATACGAAGAGGGAATGTAGAGAAGCTGGTGATCCCTTCAAGTGCCAAATTCCACAACTTCCAACCGTTAAATTTCGTACTTCCTGCTACGCGTTCTGCGCGTGCATATTCAACGACATCGGTGCGGCCGCCAACCCAGCTCAACACTCCCTTCATGAAAAGGTTGCGCTCTGGCATGAGCTTAATATTTTCAACAACATCACGCGACATCAGGCGGAAGTCACCAACGTTTTCTTCGATCTGCGGGTTGCTGATTTTGTTATGGAGCTTATAGAACCATTCAGCTGTCTTGCGCTTCAGTCGGCCATCTGTTGAGCGGTCAGAACGTTTAGCAAGAACCATATCAGCCCCGGCCTGCCATTTCTCAATCAAATGAGGAATGACTTCGATAGGGTCCTGCAAATCTACATCAATCGGGATAATCGCTTCACCGGTCGCGTGGTCAAGGCCGGCGAACAGAGCGGGCTCTTTACCGAAGTTTCTTGTGAATGACAGCGGGACCACAAGCGGATCCGAAATAGCAAGCGCGTTGATAATTGATTCTGTAGCATCTTTGCTGCCGTCATTGATGAAGACTATCTCAACTTCATGCTGCTGAAGCCCTTCAAATTCCCGAACCGTTTTATAAAAAATAGGTATCGCGTCTTCTTCGTTGAAGACGGGAACGACGAGAGAAATTTTCATTTCGCATCCCTAAAGACAATGAACTTTGAATAAATAAACCCGCACACCAGGCTGATGGCGGAGAAAAGAATGAGAGTCACGATCGGAGCCATACCGGACTTATCTGCGGCCCAACCAACAGCTGCGCTCAGGGTTCCCATAAACCCTACATACACCATGTAGCGCATCGTAGTTGTCGATGACTTAAAGGTGAACCTGGCGTTTGCAAAGAAGCTGAAAGACACTGCCACGACGAATCCGGCGAAGTTACCAAGCGCCTGACCTGTGTGAAACACGTATATGCAAATAGCGAACACAACCCAGTGAATGAGCGTGTTTATGACGCCGATTGATGTGTACCTGGCAAATAACTTTAACATGATATAAATCAGTAAATTCTGAAAGGTCTGAAGTGTAGCACTACAAAGACTATTGATCGATACCGTCGATCGATAATACTGTATACATATACAGTAACTATCGGAGGTGAGTATGGGATTCCCGAGCCCGGCTGCTGATTACGTTGAAAGTCGCCTGTCACTTGATGAGGCGCTTATCATGAAACCTGCTGCTACGTACTACATGCGGGCGGGTGAGACTATCTACAGATGCGGCATCATGAAAGATGCGCTCCTTGTCATCGATTCGTCGCTTAAGCCGTGTGACGGCTCGCTGCTTATCTGTGACTGCAACGGTGAGTTTAAAGTAAAGAGGTATCGCACATACCCGCATCCGCATCTGGAGAATGTGGCGAACGGGAGAAAGGAGAGGCTGCCTGGTAACGACGAGGGTATCAGTGGGGCGCTACCAATATTCGGGGTAATCACGTACATCATCAACGATGCGCGGACAGGTGAGTTTGATGATTGCCCGGTGATGTAG